TCCAACGTGGCCGCTGTCGGGTCCGCTGCGCAGCCCATGTCGGCAGCATTCGAGGCGTTCCTGTCCTGCACGGCCATCATTCGTGAGTGGAAGCAATGGTAACATACACCTACGATGCCACGACCGGGGAATATCTCGGTGTCCTCAATCCTGATGGTGTGCCTACTGACACCATCGGAACAACGGACCTCCAACCCCCCGACTTCACTGACACCCACATCGGGGTCTGGACCGGGACCGAGTGGGATCTGCGTGTGCGCCCCTCGGTCATCGCCGCGGCTAAGGCCGCGGCTATCGCGGCTGTCCAGGCCCGCCTCGACGCCCTGGCCCAGTCCTGGGGCTACGACGACATCAAGAGCGGTGCCGACTACCGCGATGACCCGTACCCCCGCTTTGGGGCCGAGGGGCGGGTCATGTTCTTGTGGCGCTCCGCTACATGGGCCGCGGTCGACCAGCACCAGGACGCCACGTCCTGGGAGGAACTTCTGTCGTATCTCCCAGCCATCCCCTCGCGTCCGTCCTGACCCTTCCCCCTGTCAGCTCCCCAGATAGGCTCCTGCCATGGACACCACCGAAGCCCGATCTGCCGCGCCCACCCCGGCGGCGGCCCCCCAGGTCGAGGAGAAGAATCTGGAGCAGGACAACATCGTCGAGGCCCAGCGGCCGGTGGATCCGAAGGAACGCTCGCTCCTCGTCACCTACAACGCGATGGTCCAGGTCGCACCGTTCCTCCAGAACTGGTACGAGCGGTTCGATCGTGACCGGAAGTACGTGAACGAGGAGTGCCTGCTCATCGACGATGAGGACGTGGTTTCGACGAACTACATCCTGCGCAACCAGGTCGTGCTGCTTGCCAACCTGTTCGCCCGCGATCCGGCCATCTCCTGGAAGCCCGGCGCGATCATCGGGGAACACCCGCCGCTGCTCGGTCAGTACGGGAAGACCCTCGAAATCTTCTGCAAGAAAATGGCCGAGGAGACCGAGCTGCGCCGCCTGCTGCGCGCGGCCATCCAGGACGCCTCGACTATCGGCTGGCAGATCCTCAAGCTCAGCCCGCAGGAGGACCCGAAGCTCGACCCGATCGGTTCCCGCCGGCAGAACGATCAGCTCGACAATATCGCGCGCTACCAGTGGCTCAAAAAGCGGAAGGCTGCGGGCCAGTTCCCTGACGACTCCCCCGTCAGCATGGAGATCGCGGATCTGGAGAAGGTGGTCCTCGCCTATGTGCAGGACCAGATTCACGCTGACCTCCTGAACAACCCTGTCGCCCAGATCCCGGTCATCGACCCGATGACGGGCATGCCGCAGCTCGATCCGGTCACCGGCGAGCCGGCCACCCAGGACGACGCGAACGACGAGCGCCTCGCCCGGCTCCAGGCCCTGGAAGGCGGCACCCTGCCGCCCGATGTGGACGTGGGTGAGATCGCCCGCTACATCGGGTTCAACCTCGACCCGATCCAGGCGGAGGATTTCCGCTTCGATTGGACCTGCACGCAGCCCGAGCGCATCTACGACAGCGAGTGGATCGCGCACCGCGTCTTCATGTCTTATGACCAGTTCGGGTCGAAGTTCGATGTCTCGCCCGAGGAGATCGGGCAGATCATCCTGTTTGGCTCGGATGGCCGTCAGATCGGCACTGACAAGCGATGGACCAAGGCCGGGCAGACCTCGGCCTCCTGGTACGACAACGAAGGCCCGAGCGACCGCAAGACCACGGAGACGAACTCCAACATGGGCCGCACGGCCGTGTGGGAGATGTGGCACAAGGGCAACGGCCGGGTCTACGTCTGGGCCGAGGGCATGCAGCGGTTCCTGATGAACTACCCGCCCACCGTGGTGGGCCGGCGCTGGTACCCGTTCTACATCCTTGGGTTCAACCGCGTCACCGGGCGCATCATCCCGCTCAGCGACACCACCCTGACGCGCCAGCTCCAGGACGAGCTGAACCGCCGGCGCACGCTGGAAGCTGAGGCCCAGAAGGCCAGCTTCCCACGTATCTTCATCCAGCGTGGAGCGCTCCAGCCCGGGGAAAAGGAAGCGATCGAGACCTCACAGCCCTACCAGGTGATCGAGCTGTCCTCCGTCGAGGACATCAAGAAGGCCTTCTCTGAGACCACTCCGCTTCCTTTCAACCCGGACCTCTACCGGCGCGACGAGACGCGCATGGAGATGGAGATGATGTCGGGGATCAGCAAGAACGCCGCGGGGTCGGGCGAAGGCAAGCTGGCCACCACGGCTGCGATCGCCAACGAGCAGATGGGCGTGCAGACCGACTACCGTCGCGCGCTCCTGGAGGAGTTCATCTTCGACATCATGTACGATTTTGCGTACATGGCCAACCAGTTCTTCCCCGAAGAGAACATCAAGAAAATCTGCGGGCAGGGCGCGTACTGGCCGATGCTGGAGCGCGAGCAGTTCCTGCGCTACCTCAAGCTCGACATCCGTGCTGGTTCAACCGGGCGCCCCGACGCCGAGAAGAACCTTGGCGTGATCGAGAAGTTCGCCAACATCGCCACCGCGCTGAACCTCCCGATCGATCCGGAAGCCATCATCGAAGACCTGATGTACGAGATGGGCAAGAACGACTGGAAGAAGTACCTGATGACCCCCGAGAAGATGATGCAGCGGGCAGCGATGGGCATCCCCTACACTCCGCCGGGCGGGGCTGGTGGTGGCCCTGGACCGACAGCCCCCCGGGGCAATGCTGCCGCGTCTTCTCCGACTCCGGGCGAAGGCGCCCCCACCATGGCCGAGAACGGCCCCCCGTCGCCGGGCAACGTCCCCGGCCCCAAAGGCTGATCCATGCCCTTCCCTCCCCAGCAGTCCCGCCCCACCCCACCTTCCGCGGCCCCAGGCGGCATGTCCGTCCCGATGGAGGCCGCTGAGCCTGGCTTCGGCCAGGAAGGGCTGCCCCAGGGCGGCGCCGAGGGCATCGTGGCGATCCTCGGCGAGCTGGAGGCCGCTGGCATCCAGATCCAGCCCGGCCCCAACGGGACCATCGTTCTCGCCGGGATCCCGGCCGAGATCCTTGCCCAGCTCGGGGGCAGCGACGCCCCTCCCCCGGCTTGACACCTTCCAGGAGTAGGACACCATGAACGTGGACAAGAATACCATCGCACCGCTCGATGACGACTCAAAGGTCGTCCTTGAGGATGCCTCCCTGCCGCCCGCTTCCGAGGAAGCGCCGGCATCCCCTCCTGCTGAGACAGGCGAGGGCGATTCCCCCGAACCCGAAGCGGTCGCTGCTCCCGAACCGGAAGCACCTGCCCCCAAGGTCTCGAACCGGGATGCGCTCATTGCCAAACTCACAGGCGTAGCGGAAGATGAACCTGCCCCCACGGCGGAGGACGAAGCGCCGCCGGAAGTTCCGGCGGAAGCACCCCCCAAGCCCGAGGCAGTCGAGAAGCCGAAGACCCCCGAGGTCCCGGTAGACGACGACCTTAAAGAGACCACGAACGACGACATCAAGGCGATGAAGCCCGGCGAGGCTCGCCGCAAGATCAACCGGCTGGTCACCCGGTACAAGGAAGCCGCCCCGCTGGCAGCTGGCTTCAAAGAAATCGTCGAGCTGTGCGAGAAGAATGGCTTCACCCCGGACGACTATCGCGCCTGGGTGAATATCGGCATCGGCCTGCAGCAGAACGACGAAGCCGCCATCGCGAAGTTCGCGGAGGTTGCCGCCAAGATCGGCATCACGGCCACCCCGGCCGAGGTCGCCCCGGCGCTGACCCCCGAGCTGGACGCCTGGCTTGCGGCCCAGACCAAGGACCTGGAGATGAGTCCGACGGCTGCGGCCGAGCTGCGCAAGCGCCTCAGCGCTGCGCCGGCACCGACCCCAGCCGCGCTGGCCACGCGCCAGCCCACCCCTCCCCCAGCGGCCCCACAGCGGACTGCCCCCGACCCGATCCTCGTCGCCCGTACCCGCGCAACCTCCGAAATCAATCGGATCGCGGACGAGTACGAGAAGCGGATCGGCGCCGATAACTTCGCGGCCCTCGAACCCCGGATCATGGCCGAACTTGCCAAGCGCAAGGGAAAGCACCCCGATGCCTGGGCCGACACCTTCCGCTCCGTCGTAGAGATTGAACTCGCCAAGGTGCCCAAGCCAGCAGCCATCGGCAGTACGATCCGCCCTGGTGGCGGGAATCCCCCGCCAGCCAAACCCGCGTTCAAGACCGAGCGCGAACGCATCATCCACCAGTACGCTGGCTGACCCCTCCGGGGGTGGCCGGCATAGAACCACGAGAACACCATGCCCACGCCCGTCACCCCCACCCTCATCCGCGAGCTTGGCTACGCGGTCACCACCGACGTGATGAACCGCAAGGAAGCCATCGCGATCGACCGCCGCGCGATGCCGTTCCTCGACTTCGCCTGGGGCCGCCGCAAGACCGATGCCGGTCAGGCCGGTTCCAAGACCCGCGTCAACCTCAAGACCATGGGCACGTCCCAGCTCCAGGGCTGGAACGGCCGCGATGTCCTGGGCTTCCAGGGCAACGAAATCGACCTCACCATGGAGTTCGAGTTCTACAACATCCACATGGGCCTGGAGTTCGTTCACACCGATCTGCTCGATATGGGCTACACGGTGATGTACAACGAGTCCCGGACCAAGAACTTCGCCAAGCGCAGTGGCCCGGACGAGATCAACCGTCTGGCCAACCTGTTCGAGGAGAAGGTCGAGACCCACTTCGACAACTGGAAGGTCCTGATGGACCAGGTCATGCATTATAGCACCGACCCCATGCTGCCCCCGGGCCTGGACCAGCTCATCTCGATCACCCCGACCGTCGGCACCATCGGTGGCAAGGATCGCGCTGCGAACCCCCTGCTGCAGAACGTCGGTGGCACCCTCCAGGGCATCGACCTCAACACCCTGTCGTGTGCTGGCAACGGCGACCTGTACCTGGGCCTGACCCGGGCACTGCGTCAGGCGAACATCTACGGCCGCGGCCGCTCGGCTCGCGTCGACCGTCTGCTCGCCGGCAGCGCGTTCATCGACGGCCACGCGAACTTCCGTCTGCGTTCGGCCTCCGGCGGCCATGAGGGCCTGCGCCCCCAGGTCAAGGCCGACAAGATGGGCAAGCAGGACATGGCGATCCTGGACACCGAGCATTTCTTCGCGGGCATGAACATCGAGTTCGACCCGACCCTGGATCTGCTCGACCAGATCGGCACCCCGAACAACGGCGTCCCCTTCTCCTGCCGCTGCTACGGCATCGCGAGCAAGGCCTTCGAGGTCCGCTGCCCGCCCAAGATGGACATGCAGGTGTCCTTCCCGGTCGACCCGCCCGATCAGCGCTTCACCCGCATGTCGACCGACTCGCGCTGCGCGCCGGTCGTCACCGTGCCGAACTCGCATTTCGTGGTCGCAGTCGACCCGGCGACGGTCTGATTTAGGTTGCGTGACATAGGATGGGTGGTATAATGACGGCATGACCGTCAACCGATACCCTGCCCGATCAGTCCACAACTGGACCCCGGAGGAGGACGCCCTCCTCCGGGATCTCTACCCCCAAGGGAAGAAACGCGAACTCCTCGAACGCCTCGGAGTCAGCGACGCTGCCCTCCGCATGCGGGCCTGCCGGTTCGGGCTTCTCGCCCCCAAGACGGTCCTTGAGGCCAAGAACCGTGAACTGCTTGAGCAGGGGCAGCGGCAATGCAACAAGTGTGGCCTCGTTCTTTCGACCGATCACTTCTACGTAAACACACACTACGGCACCTTCGACCACACCTGCCACACCTGTCGGTGTTCGGGCGCGGTCAAGACCGTGGAGGCGAGGTTCAAGCGCATGCGTGCGCTGCGGCTCGGCCCCATCACCCTCGACCAGCTCAAGGCGAAGTGGGACCAGCAGCAGGGGATCTGCCACTACTCAGGCGAGAGGATGACCTTTACCGGTGGTGATGACACACTGGTGTCCGTGGACCGTGTCGACTCGAACCTGGGGTACACGAACGAGAACACCGTACTGTGCTGCTACCAGGTGAACATCATGAAGAACACGACAGAGAAGGAGAAGTTCATCCTCTGGTGCAAACGGATCAGCTCCAAAACCTAAAAACGGGTGTCTCCTACTCCATCCGCCCTGGTCTCCCCGGCTGGCTTGTTGCCAGCCGGGGTTCGGTTTGTATGGTGCGGCCAGAGTAGGAGATCCCCGCATGCCCCTCATCACTCACACTGCCTTCCTTGTTCCCCGTGGAACCAGCCAGCTCATCGTGGCTCCGGCCTACGAGAAGCCGTTGCTGCAGGTGAAGTTCAACGCGGGCCAGGGGGATCGCGACAAGTGGGTGAAGACCCTGCCAGCCATCCCGGCGGGTCTGCCGAAGTCCGCTCAGCAGCGGGAACTGAACTGCGAAGCCGAGATGGAGCGCCTCGCGGCGATCTACGGCGTCGACAGCTTCCGCAAGGTCTATCCGCTCGACGAGCTGTTCGTTAAGGCGTTCGAGGCGTGCCAGGTCGCCGTGCTGCCCGGCCAGGAGGGCGCTGTGCCCGACATGGCGCCGGCCCCTGAGGCCATGGTCGAATCCTTCCTGGAGCTGAATGTCCCGTCGATGGACAAGGCCAAGGCCACCAAGCTCGTCGAGTCAGGCTTCCAGGTTTTCAACATCGCGAACTCCGACGTGCGTGCCATCACGGCCGTCACCGGCCTGTCCTCCAACCTCATCCGGTCCGTCATCGAGGCCTCGAAGAAAGTGGCTGACACCGCTTTCGCGCCCGCGACCCGTGGAGTGCCCAGCGCACCGAGCCAGATGCGTGCAACCTCGATCGAGGCGCCGGCTACCGCCTAACGGGGAGCCATGACCTATCCTGTCCAGCCGACGCTCTCGGAGATCCGCACTGCCACGCTCGCGCGGTGTGGCATGGCCCAAGAGGGCAACGTCCCGAGGAATATCGCCGCGATCCTGGACGAGAAGATCCAGTCGGCGCAGCTCCAGCTCTATGAGCTGTTTCCCTGGCTGGTGACCTATGTCACGGCCACGATCCCGCTGATCGACAACGAGTCCGACTACGACATCCCGGATGACACCGAGCCGGGGAAGATCACCTACGTCGCGGTTCACCGGATCAGCGACGGGTGGGTCTACGAGCTGGAATGCGGGATCCGGCCGAACGAGATGAACTACTTCACGCAGTCGACCACCAAGGGGACCATGCCCCTCCGGTATGACTACATCGACAACGTCATGCGGGTGCAGCCGATCGCGGACACCGACTACTACGACAACCTGCAGCTCGCCTACTTCCAGCGCCCCAACGCCTTCATCCAGGACACGGATCGTTGCGTGGTTGACGGCGAGGCCCTCAAGATGTTCGCTGAAATCCTGGTGAAGCAGCACTTCGGCGGGCAGGCGACGGAGACCCTGGAGAAGAACCTCGATCGCTATGTCTCCCGCCTCAAGGTGAAGCAGAGCAACGGCGAAGGCTTCCAGATGGGCGGCCACCAGTCCCTCGTCGGGAAGACCCAGCGCCGCAATCGCTTCGCCTGGTCGGGTATCAACGCCAACAGCGTCCGCGACTGGCGGCCCTGGTGAGCAACGCCGCGATCTCGGGGTTCTCGGGACTCGACCTCCGGCGGCTGCGGGAGAACAGCGACCCGCGCAGCGCGCGGCGCGCCGTGAACCTCGACCTGACGCTGGGCCGGGAGTTCAAGGCCCGCGATGGTCTGCGACACCTGATGTCCCTGCATCCGCAGTCGGTCGGTCTCTATGCGATCGGCGGGACCCTGCGCGCGGCAATCCCCGGTGGCCAGGGGTATCCGATCAACGCGGTCGGCCCGGTCCCGATCAAGTACGACCAGCTCGGGCTGGGCACGGGCTATTTCACTTCGGTCATGGTGTCGACGAACAACACTGTCGAGGTGCGGATCGAAGGTGGGGTCTGGCCGACCGGGATGGCTGGGCGCACGCTGACCATCGACGGAACGGTCTACACAGTCGATTCCGCGCTCGGCACCACGGCCACCCTCACTGCCGCCGTGACCAGCCTCCCGGGCCTGTACGCTTTCACTCTCTCGGGCACGGGGGCCACGGCTTCGCGCTCGGTCTCGATCGCCAACACCGAGGACCGCGCGTACCTGACGGGTGGAGTGTGGCCCTCGAACATGGATGGACAGGCGTTCTCGATCACCCGCAACGGGTTCACTGCCCGCGTCACCGCCCGGGTATCGGACACTGAGATCCGACTGGACACCTCGCTCGCCAGCGGGTCGGTGACCAACGTCGAGTTCCAGGTGTCGGGCCTCGCGCTCGACTACCCGGATGACACCCTGACGCGCGTTGTCGCTGTCGAAGCCATCGGAGCCTCAGCCAGCTTCGGCGTCTACCCCTACCTGGTGATCGAGCGGTGGGCCAGCGCGGCAGACCACGCCCGGGGCCTCGTCTACGAACACCACTGGATCACACAGGAGCCGCCGGACGGTAATTCGGCCCTGGCGACCCAGGTCCAGCTCCCCTTCTCCCCCGGCGGCGCGCTGCTCCAGGCGAGCGGCAAGCTGTGGGCGACCGACGACGTGAACGGTGTCGTGCGGTTCAGCTCGACGGCCAACGGCCCGCGCGACTGGACCACGGCAGAGGACGCAGGCTACGTCCCGGTCCTGTCCCACACGGTTGGCGATCGGCGCATCCAGGGCCTCGGCATCTACGACGATAAACTCGCCGTCATCTTCCAGGACGCGGTGCAGCTTTGGGCCACTGACCCACAGCCGACGAACATCACCCTGACCCGCGTCATCAATGGTCCGGGAACCGACCAGCCGAACTCGGTGGTCAACGTCCTGGGTGACCTGTTCTACTTCACCCGTGGTGGCTTCCGCTCGATGCACATGGCCACCGTCACGGGCCAGATCCAGGAGCAGGACGACATCGGTGGGGCGATCGACTCCCTGACGGCCGACGAGACCCGCCCGGTGGCGGTGGCCCTCTGGTCACAGTCGCGCGGCCAGTACCTCTGCGCTTTCGGCAGCACGGTCTACGCCTTCCGCTACAGCCCGAAGTCGAAGGTCCAGGGCTGGACCACCTGGGAGCTGGGGCACACGGTCGACGCGATCGTGGATCTCCACGGCAAGACCTACATCCGGTCGGGCGACGAGCTGTATGTGCTGGAGAAGGACTACGCGGACGGCTCCACCTGGGAGCTGGTTCTCAACGACTTCACGGCGAAGAACCCGGCGAACCGCAAGCGCCTCGACTTCATGGAGGTGCTGCAGCGCGGCACCTGCCAGGTCCGCACCTACCTGGAGCCGGACAGCGACACCTACTACCTCGACGGCCCGACACTGGTCGGCACCACAATCGTCGCTGACCGGGTGTTCGTGGGCGCGATGGCCCGCACCTTTGGCTTCCGGTTCACCGGGACCGGCCCGTGGACCTTGTCCGCGCTCCAGCTAACCTACCTCAACATGCCCTGGTGACCTATGGCCTACCCGCCCCTGTACACGCGCCTCTCGAACTTCGTCCGCGACGCCTACAACGGGCTGGTATCTCCGTCGCCGTCCAGCACTGACGCGGAGCTGAACGCCGTCGCCACCTCTCTGAACGCGGTCATTAATACCGTGCGCGGGATCACCGCGGCGAGCGGCCGGCTGCAGAACGTTGCGCAGGCCATTGCGCAGGCCCTGGTCGCCACCTGGACGGGCGCGGCGCCGGCCGCCCCGGGTCCGATCGTCACCACGATCGCCTGGGACTCGGTCTACTCCGCGAACTCGATGCTGGTGGTCATCGGCGGGGTCGCCCTCGCGCCCTCGGCCTACACGGTGACCCATGTGTCGGGGTTCGTCGAGATCACACCATCGACCTACCCGGCGACCGGGGCCACGACCACGGTCTGGGTCTTCGAGGCCGGCGCCGGGATTCTCACCGACTTGGCCTCGACCGCGAACGGCAAGGGCGCTTCACTCATCGGGGTCGAGGACCCCGATGATGTGCTGATCGGGGCCACCGTGGAGGCCGGGCTGGTTGAGGTGGCCACGAACCTGGCCGCGCTCGTCACCTCGCTCGGGGCACTGAATCGTTACGTGCTAGCTGATGGCACCGTGGCAATGACGGACGACTTCGACGCCGGCGGGTTCAAGGTCACCAACGCCGCGGACGGTTCGGCTGACGGAGACCTGGTCACCGTGCGCCAGATCGCGTCGTACATCGACGCCTGGACCGACCTCTCGCAGTTCTACGTGAAGCGCGATGGCACCACCGCGATGGCGGGACCGTTCAATTTCGGGAACAGCAAGGGCCTCAACCTCGCGGATCCTGACCTCTCCCAGCCGCTCGACGCTGTGAACGTCCGCACGATGCTGAACACGGTGGCGACCTCCGGGTCCTCGCCGGTCGGCGTGATCCAGGACTACGTCGGGGATTCGGCACCGGACAACTGGCTCATCTGTGACGGGCAGGCGTACCTCGGCACCTCCTGGCCAATCCTCTACAGCCTGGTCGGCACGGCCTTCAAGTCCGGGTATGCCCAGGGCACGAAGTTCGCAGTCTTCTCGGGGAAGATCGTCGCCGCCAACCTCAACTCGGATGCCCTCGCCAATCTGGGGGCGCTCACCCTCGACGGGGGCCAGGGCTACGTCGGCGTGCCGATGGTGCGTGTCTACAACCCGGACGGGACGCTCGCCCCCGGGCAGCCGACCTTCACCGTCACGGTCACCGCTGCGGACACCTCCGCACCGCCGAACGTCACCGGCGGCGTGGTGTCGATCTCGCTGGCAGCCGAGAGCGGCAGCGGGATCCTGGAGGGCGCGACGATCCGCATCCTCCCGCTCCTGGAGTCCGATGACACCACCACGGCGCTCGCCCCGCTTCCGACCGGCTACTTCCGGGTGCCCGATCTGCGTGGCCGCACCACCCTCGGCGTTGGCACCGAGAGCAAGTCGCCCGGCATCACCAACCCCCCGGACGTGAACGCTGGCGACGCCTACAACGCCACCACACGCCTGCTTGGCGCCGTCGGTGGGGCCGAGAAGGTTGTCCTCGACGAGACCTCGCTTCCGACCGGGACCGTGGTCGATCCCACCTACCAGGCGATTGGATCGCAGGCAGGCGGCACCCCCTACACGGTCATCAAGCGGACCATCCCGGAGTCGACGGCGGCGAGCGCAGCGTTCAGCGTCACCCCGCCCTTCGTGGTCCTCTCGAAGATAATCAAGGCAGCCTAACCATGGCATACGACGATTACCGTCAGACCCCCACGGAGCGGCAGGACCCGATGGCCCTGGGCGGCAAGGGTCCGAAGCAGTATTACGGGGAAAGTTCCTCGATCTGGGGTAACATGGGCACGCTAGGGCGTGCCTCCAGTTTGAACCCGATGACGTGGGGCGCCGGGGTGGTGAAAGGAGTCACCGGATCGGTCGCGGGAGCCGTCGCCTCGGAGAAAGCCAAGCAGGCCCGCATGCGTGCGGTCGCGCAGTGGCGCATTGCCCAGGGCCAGAAGTACAGTGATCTGCTCGGGCAGGCCGGCGCCGATGTGCGCGGCGACCTCGACCCCGAAGTCCAGAAGGCGCTCCAGGCGGGTGGCGCGATGGGCGACATGGGGGCGGTCAAGAACTCGATGCAGCAGTTCCAGCAGCGCTACCAGCAGTACATGCTGGGCCGCCAGCAGGCTGGGCAGGCTCGTCAGGTTGACGCCCAGATGGCCGACCCCAGCCGGATCAGCCAGCGCAACCAGCGCATGCGCGCCGAGCGGACCCAGGGCATGGGCGACATCGCTGAACAGTACCGGATCGGCCAGCGCAACAACGCTTTCGACCAGGCCCGCCGCGGGATGCAGGGTGGCTCAGCGGATGTCGAGCAGCAGGGCAAGCTCGGCCGCGGGCGCGACGTCGCGGCTCAGGGCCTCCAGAGCGGCCTCGATGCCAAGGCCCAGCAGTACCGCCTGGGCGACCAGCAGCAGCGCAGCCAGCTCATGGGCCTCATCTACGGGGATGACCCGAACACCGCCGCGGCGCTCAGCCGGACGATGGAGGGGCTGAACTCCCAGGGGGCGATGGCCCAGGAGAACCAAGCCATCTCGGCGCAGCGCAGCCAGCAGCAGAGCGCCACCTCGACGGGCTACTCGCAAGCCCTCGGTGGTGCGCTGAGCGCGGCGTCCCGCCCGCTCGGCTACTACATCGAACACAACGGCGGGGGGATGTGACATGGTACTGCCACTCGTCGGACTCGGCATCGGGATGATGGCAGCGGGCACTGCTGCCAATATGTACGGCACGTCCCAGCGGGATCGCGCGCAGAAGAACGCGATGAAAGCCTACCAGCAGGCGGCGAACCAGCGTGCGAATCAGGAGCAGAAGGCGATGGGCCAGGAGGCCAGCGCCCTGCACGGGCTGGTCATGGACCGGCAGGCCGGCGTCGGCCAGTACATCACCGGGCTGGGTATGGCCGAGAAAGAGAACGCCGCCGACAGCCAGCAGTTCCGCCAGGGGCAGCAGGGCGCGCTCACCGACATCGGCAAGCTCACGGGTGGTGCGCAGTCGGCCTACTCCTACCAGGGTTCCCCGCGCACCAGCTCGGAGACCCAGCAGGCGGGCATCACCGGGCAGAACAACTCCCGCGTGGCCGAGGCCATGCTCGCGGACCACCAGCTCCGGGCGATCCAGGAGCGGCAGACCCAGCAGGGCTTCACCAAGACCCACGCGGATCTGCTGCGCCAGGGCAAGGGCAAGACCACGAAGGAACGCTTCGCGCTCGCCAAGGCGCTGCGCGACCTGGACTGGCAGCGGAAGACCGCTGCGCTCCAGGGCCAGCTCGACGAGGCCGGGCGCAAGGGCCAGTGGGCCAACATCCTCGGCGGCCTGGGCACCCAGATCGGCGGCATGGCCACGACCGCCGGCATGATGGGCGGGGCCGGAGCCGGTGGTGACGGCCTCGGTGAAGGGGTTGCGGCAACCGATGCTGCGAACGATGAAGCCATGTACGCCTCGATGGGGAACTGACCATGCCTCTGAACTTCGACCCTGCTGCTCTCATGGCCCCTGGTGGCATCGTCCACGGCTTCGATGACCTCGGTGCTGCAGTGATGAACGCGATGAACTCGCGCGCTGCCCGCAAGTACCAGGCCGAGGCCGCTGCGGCTAAGGCTGCCCAGGATGAATCTCAGTTCACCCGTGGGATGCACGGGCAGATGGAGCGGGAGCAGGTGGGCAATGCCGCGGCGCTGGCTCGCCAGAAGGCGGCAGACCAGTCCCGGCTGGCCCAGGAAGGGATCCAGCAGAACGCGGCCAACGTCCGCAACCGCGCGACCAACCAGACGCAGACGTTCAACACCCTCGCGCGCGAGGGTGGGTCCACCGTGCGGGGGCTCGTCGCAGGTGCGCAGCGGGCGTTCACCGGGCTGGGGCATGATGTGGCTCGCGTGCTGTCCTCGCATAGCGGATCGGTCGACGGCAAGAGCGAAGCCGAGTGGGATCGCGTCGTGAAGGAAGCGCAGGCCGAGTCCCTCAAGCAAGCTCCAGCCCCGGACTTCCTCCAGGCGCAGATTGATCCGTCATCGGTGACGGGCCTGCCAGCGAAGCGACAGACTGCGCTCAAGGCTGCCCTCGCGCTGCGCGGCGGGACCCTCGACGAGACGGGGCGCGCGGTGCGCGCACCCAAGGCCCCAGCCGTGAAGATCGAACCCGCGGTTGCTGCCCCTGGCGCAACCACTGGCTCGGTCCAGCCCAAGGCTGTCGCCCCCGTGGACAAGGCGTCGAAGATCGCCAGCATCCGAGCGAAGCTCAAGGCCAAGCAGATCGACGATTCGGCCTACACCGACGAGCAGCTCGCTGCCCGGTATGGAGTGAAGTGACATGGCCGACCCACTCGGAGCACTTCCAGACCTGGATGATCTCCCGGACGTGACCCTGGACGATCTCCCGGACCTCGATGATTCGCCAGTGGTCGACCCGGGCGAGTACCTGCGCTCGGCCGCGACGGTGAAGACGGACATGACGGGGGTCCCCAAGCAGCCAGGGTCCCTGCGCCAGTGGGCAATCCGTCGCGGCCGGGAGAAGGTCGAGGCCGTTGCCCAGCAGCAGAAGCGCCCTCTCCCGTCCCCCACCTCTGAGGAGGCGCTGGGCCAGGGGGCCTACGAGATGGCGATGGAGCTGGCCCGCCGCCGCGAGGAGGCCCGGCAGGGGATGTCGGCTGGTGGGTCCGGGCCAGCAGTGCCCAGCGAGGCCTACACCGGGATCCCGGACGTCGACGACACGGCACTGGTGGACATGACCCGGGAATCGATGGGCCTCAAGCCCATCGGCAAGCCCCAACAGGGGGTCGGCATGTCCATCCTCAAGGGGGCAATCAGCGCGGGCAAGGCCCCGGTCGATCTGCTCGGCGGGTTGATGGGGCCTTCGTCGCCCGCGGCGGCTGCCTCGCAGGCGGGGCAGCAGGGGTTGAACAAGTGGACGCAGAACTTCGCAGCCCCGACCATGGGTGAGCAGGTGGCGGAGACGGCCGGATCCCTGATCCCGTCGCTCGTCACCGCTGGCGGGTCGACGGAGCTGGCGGCCCTCGGCGCCCTCTCCCCCGGGGCCGTCAACGTGATCGGCGGCAACCCGACCCTCGCCCGCCTGCTCCTCCAGGGTGCGGCGCCCACAGCCTCGAAGTGGACATCCCCGCTCGGTGCCTCCATGTCCTCACTCGGCTCGGAGATGGCGCAGACGGGCAACCAGCTCCCGGAGATGTTCTCGGAGGAGGGCCTCAAGCTCGGCCTGCGCGGCGCGGCCGAAGGCGTGGCGACCCGCGCGGGCGGGAAGTTCGAGCCGTTCCTCGACAGGTTCGACAGGCGCGGCGTGCGCTCGCTCATGCCGATCCTGGGTGAAGCTGGCGAAGGTGGTCTGGCCGGGGGCTTGCAGTCCTCCCTCACCACGGGCAACACCTTCTCGGAGGTGCTGTCGGACATTGGCACCGGGGCACTCTCTGAGGCTGCCGGCGCAGGCATGGCCCGCGCCGGGCAGGGCATGTCGGACCAGGCCCGGCTCGTCGCTCGCAGCTACGAGAACCAGCTCCGCGCCAAGCAGGGCCTCCCGCCGCTGGAGGCTCCGGTCATCCCCGGCGAGAACCCGCCGCCCCAGCCGATGCCCTCCCCGGAACCCTCGGTCGGCGCCCGGTTCGCGGACGAGCTGGCCGGGACGCTGGATGCCACGGAGCAGGCCCGCGCCCTCGGCATCGTGACCCCGGTCGATCGGTCCATCTTCCCCTCGGGCGAGCAGGGGACCCCGCTGCCCACCATGCCGCCGACCCAGGCGGACCCCCTGTTCGGGGTCCTGCGCACCCGCGCGGGCGAGGGAGAGGGCGTCGGGGGCAAGCTCAAGGGCATCCAGGAGCCGGAATCCGTCCTCCAGGCCCGCCGGGACGCCGAAATCGCTGCCCAGGCCCCGCAGCAGGCGGCCGAGGGCCAGGAGCAGGACGTGCTGGCGACCCAGGAGCATCCCTCCCAGGCCGCAGGCGAGCGATTCCAGACCGAGATTCAGCAGGGGGCAGCTCGGGAAGGGGCTGCCTCTGCGGAGGCCCAGGCGAGGCGCGCGCAGGCCATGGCAGACGCTCTGGCAGCCGAGGAACCCCAGGCCGACGAGGCTCGCGCCCGTGCCGAGGCCGACGCTGCCGACATGGCCCGCCAGAAGCAGGAGGTCGAGGCGGATCGCCTCGCCCGCCAGACCCAGGCTGCCACGGCTGACGCCGGGATGACCCTGACCAAGACCCCCAAGGCCCCGGCGAAGCCGCCGGCCACCGCCCGCACCCAGCCTGCTGAGATGGGGGTCCCCGAGCCAGCCCCGGCCGAGATCACCCCCGAGGAGCAGGCTGCCCAGGAGCGCGCTTCCCGGTTCGCCTACAACCTGGGCCTGACCTACGACTCGGCCAAGCCCTCCCGCCCACCGAAGTCGGCCAAGGTCGAGCAGACCGACCCCGAAGCCCAGGCGACCCCAGAGGAGGCGGCATCGGCCGAGGCGATGTTCACCACGCCCGCCGAGGTGGCGCCGGCCGAGTCCGTCGCCAAGCCTGACGAGACGCCCGCCACCCCCGAGGAGGCGGCTGCGGCCGAGGCCATGTTCGGGGCGCCTGCCCCGGAGGCCCCCCAGGCTGCCCCGGCGCCTGCCGCTCCTCCCGCCATCGTGCGCGAGAGCGGCGCCGTCAGCACCCCCACGGTGCATGAGCCGAGCAAGGGTCCGACGCGCGCGGTCGGCACCGGCAACCGGCGGTCGATCCAGGTCGAGGACAACCCCGCCGAGCAGGTGAACGTCGAGACGGTGAAGGGCGAAGTGTCCCGCGCCTACGGCGTCGGCCAGCTCCCCTCGGGCGAGTGGGTCCAGTGGGGCCACGCGAAGGGTGGCGAGTCCCGGCGCGGGGCCAGCGACCGCGTGCTGGACGCCGAGGGCCGTCCGCTCACCGATTGGTCGCAGGCCGACGCGCGCATGGCGAAGTTCCCCTCGAAGGAGGCGGCGCTCGCGGATCTGCGCGCGAAGTTCGAGAACGCCCCCAGCCTGGAGGCCGAGACGAACGCCCAGGTCGAGCAGGCCAACACCACCCGGAACAACCTCCAGGGCATCTTCAAGCGCGGCAGGCTGGAGTGGAGCGATGATCCAGCGGTGCGTGCCGACCGCGCTCTCGGCCTGCCGCCGCGTGCGCTGGAGGTGGCGACGGAGCTGGAAGGCACGCTCGCCAAGCTGACGGCTGGGGTGCAGGACAAGGGCCAGATCCAGGCGCGCGCCGAGACGCCGCCAGCGGTCGAGCCGATCCAGCCCTCGGCGCCGGCCACCAAGTCGGCCGCGCTCCTCAAGGGCCTGGGGATCGACCCCACGACCAACGATGCCCAGGTGCGCGAAGCCCTGGAGCAGAAGATCGCGCAGGGCGAGATCGAATACGCGGACCTCGACGAGATCATGGTCGAGCGCGCGAAGGATGCAGGCTCGGTGGTCCGCGCTGCGACCAACGTCGCGCGCCGTGGATCGGTCAGCTTCGGCGGGCCAGGCGATCCGAACTCGCTGCTGAACCGCGTGTCGAAGGCGACCTTCGATCGTGGCGAGGCCCTGATCGAAGCGTTCAAGCCCACCAATCTGCGCGAGGCCGCGCGGCAGCTCAACGCCGAGGATGCGGCCAAGGGCGAGATCCGGGTCCGCATGTCGGACGATGATCTGCTGTCTGGCACGCTCTCGTCGGTGGTCCTGCCGTCGTACATCGCCAACAAGCACCCCGAGTTCGCACCCATCAAGGACGCGGCCAGCGAGCGCATGCGCTCCATCCATGAGGATGTGGCGATCGTCGCGCGTGGCACCCCGGAACTCCAGCGTCTCGCTGGCCCGGCGCGCGAAGCGGTGAACAAGGTGCTGGATGAGCAGCGCCTCGCCGGCCGCGACTTCACTGACGCGGAACTCCACTCGAAGCTCGACGTGGACGGGGTGACGGCGGTCAAGCAGCAGCGGGCTATCGTCGAGGTGATCCGCGAGAACATCAAGCAGCAGGCCTTCCACAAGGCGGGCTTCGATCCGCAGTCCACCGAGGACTTCGGCAGCACGGTAGATGCGATGGAAGCCTCGGGCGACAGCAAGGCCGCGTCCGCGCGCGCCCTGCACGATGAGCTGTCGAGCATCGACAACATGACCAAGGGCGGGTACACCCCGTTCCGGCGCCCGAGCGGCAAGTACGTCATCTTCGCCAAGGATGCGGACGGCAACACGGTCTACTCGACCCGTGCGGATAGCTTCAAGGAAGCGGCTCGGCTGGCCCAGGAAGCGCGCGCCAAGTACGGCAGCGTCGAGCGGCCACAGCCGATCACGGTCAGCGAGGCCGAGGCCATCGACCAGGCATACATGTTCGGGAACTCTCCGGCCCAGCTTGAGCGGATCGCGCAGCGCGCGGGCATGACCCCGGCTGCCCTCTCCGAGCTGATGGACAAGGTGGCCCCGAAGCTGGCGGCTGGTGGTGCCCGCAGCTCGCTCCTGCGCAGCGACGATGTTCCTGGATACGACCCGGATCACGTCGGCTCGCTGCACCGCACCTACCTGGCGTCGGTGATGGGCAAGCGCAACGCGCAGTTCCAGCGCGTCGTGGACACGCAGCGGTCGGCCATGACCGACGCGGGCAAGGCGAAGCTGCGGGACTACACCGACGCCTACGCTGACATGCAGCTCGCGCCGAGCGGGAAGTTCTCCGACGCGGTTCGCACTGGCACGTTCTTCATGACCTCGGCAGTGAAGCCGTCCACGCTGCTGACCAACCTCACGCAGCCGATGGTCTTCCACGCCCCGGAGATGATCGACCTGGGCGCGTCCCCGGCGGTCTACGTCCGCACCGCCGTGGCGATGATGAACCAGCTCGGAGCGATCCCACGCGCGGGCCTGCACGCGATCTTCGAGGCCAAGAACGGCAAGACCTGGAAGGAAGCGTGGAAGAACGCCTCTCCGACCGAGGCGATGATCCTGTCCTACGAGCGGAACACCCCGGAGTTCGGCAAGGTCCTGCGCTCGCTCGCGGACCGTGGCGAGCTGGGCGACAACATGATCGAAGCCTTCGCGGAGAGCGGCAAGGACCGCAACGTGGTGGACACGATGGCCCGCAAGATGTCGGCCCCGTTCGCAGAGACAGAGCGCATGAACCGCATGGCCTCGGCCAAGGTGGCGTTTGACCTCTACGATGCGAAGAAAGGCAGCCAGGCGTGGTGGGACCATGCGAAAAAGCGCGGCTACCGTGGGCCGACCGAGGGACCCGAGGCAGGCCAGAAGTTCGTCGAGTGGGCCATCTCCCGCTCGAACTTCGAGTACGGCAAGGCCAACCGCCCGCTCCTGGGTGGGGGCCGGGTCGCTGGCACCCCGACGAACGCCGAGCTGGTCGGCGCGTCCCTCTATTCGATGAAGCACTTTCAGGTCAGCTCGCTCGGCACCGTGCTGCGGATGATGAGCAACCTACCCAAGGACCACGAAGCCCGCAAGGCGTTCGTCGCCATGTTCGCGGGGCTGATCGCTGCCGGTGGGCTGACGGGCCTCCCCTTCGCCGGCCAGGTCTACGATCTGCTGTCAGGCGTGGGCAATGCGACCGGGGCCACGAATCTCGGCGGGATCAACGAGGAGATGGCTGGCGTGCGCCAGTACGTCGCGGACCACTACACCAAGGCCGGCGCGGACATCCTCGCCGGCGGCGTAGGCCGGGCGGTCGGCAGCCCGACGCTGGAAGCCGTGGGCAAGCGCACGGGCCTCCAGAACGTCGTGCCGAACGTCTCGTCCTGGGAGCAGGCAGTCGGTGTCCCGGCCTCGGCCGTTGGCCGGCTGGTGCGCGACACCTCCACGATGGTGTCCGAGATCAAGGACAGCGGCTCGGACAAGGCGAAGAACCTGGGCCGTGGGCAGTCGATCCTCAACGTGATCGAAGACCTGGGCCTCCCGGTCAGCGGGCTGGGGCGCGCGTTCAACCAGGCGAAGACCGGCGACGTGACGGATCGGCGCGGCGAGGTGGTCCACGGGGCCACGATCAGCCCGGTGGCGACCGCTGCTGGCTTCATTGATCCGATGTCCGACACGATGCGCGAGGCCAAGGAAGCGAAAAAGAACGTCGAGGAGGACAAGCTCGACATGAAGGCGGGCATCGTGCGCGACTTCACTGAGTCGATCCGCACCGGCGATCCCGGCGCGATCAAGGGTGCCGTCGCTCGCCTGATCGAGAACAATAAGCAGGCCATCGCGTCGAAGCAGTACGAGAACCTGATGTCGGAGAAGGAACTGCGGGCGTCGATCGTCAGCAACTTCTCGAACCTGGAGTTCGGCCCGCTGTCGCCCAAGGCTATCAAGGCCGCGAAGCCCCAGGACCGAATCCGCCTGATGCAGCTCCGCACGTGGGTCGAGGGCGAGATCGAAAGTCGGAAGCCGGAAAACGAAGAAACCCCGGTCGAGTGACCGGGGTTTCTGTCAGTGTTCTTCTCGTATCCTATCGACCATCTCGTAGGCGATGGTCAGTTCGTCGCACGCTCGTACCCCGAGCAGCGCGACCAGCTCGTAGCCTCCATCGTCCCGCTTTCGGAGGTAGCAGTTCGGGTTGTGCGCGTGGTTGATGTAGCGGCCGATGATGTCCGTCCGGTGCAGGTGGGGGCCGAGGGCCAGCCCCACGACTTCGTGCATCCCGCGATCCAGCTTGGTGAACGCCCCTAGCCCGTGCAGCTTCGATATGCAGACCGCGACCTGATCCCCCGGTGGCTGGGGGATCAGGTCATCGGTGCGACGGCACATCTGCAAGACTTGCAGATCGTTCAGCTTGTGGAAGGCGAGGTACTCCTGCCAGTTCACTTGATGTGGGTGCCTTCGACACCCCGGCGCATGCGAGCAATGGTCCGCTGCTGGAGCCAATGCATCGCCTCCTCAATCTTGGTCAGCGCGAGGGCGTTCTCGCGGCAGGCGTAGGGGCCAGCCTGGAACGAGCGCAGGCGGTCAGCCACGATGGCGAGCAGGACTTCCTGGGTGACGCCGTTCACCCCCTTCTCGTTGATCGGACCATTCTGGAACAGGACGGTGGAGTGGACGGCAGGCTTCCCGTACTTGGCAACGAACGGGTCGCTGGCATTGGTCGAGGTGTCGAAGCCCGTGATCTCGTAGTGGTGGTTCGCACCTCCGGCTCCGGGGGCATCGACGGTGGCGATCACCAGCTTGTCGTTGCAGGGGTTGACGATGTGATCGGACAGGAGGCGCGGTGTGGGATTCGGGAGCATGGGGTTCCTACTTGGGGATGGGGGTGGGTACGACGATGGGCTTGTGACGTTCGATCCAATCCCCCAACAGGCGCAGCATGCGAGTGTGTGCGTCGGGGGACAGGTTGGCGAGAGCTTCGACGGGGATCTCCAGCTTGAACATGAACGGGGTCATGGTGTAGAAGATCGTGTTGTCCTTGCGGGCTTCGATCTGCTGCTGGAGGCGGCTAATATCAACCTGCACGACTTCGTGGGCCTGCGGGCGCTTGCCGCATCCCACCTCGAACTCGCTCAGGCAGATGCCGCAGATGGAGATGGGGATGTAGGGGTTGGCGTGGAGGGTGCTGGACTCGCAGGCTCGCCGGCAGCGGGGACACTCGGGCATGGCGGCAGTTCCTTGAAGACGATCGGGGTGGTGGCGAAGCCCTTCGGCACGCTGGGCAGCATCAGGGTCAGCTTCATGCCGACGATGATCTCACCGGACTTCTGTGTGGAGAAGGTGGTGAACTCTTTGGCGAAGGTGTTGGCGAAGGCAGTCACCAGCCTGCGGACGGCCAGCTCGCGCTGGTCATCCGAGGTCATCCCCGCCGGGGTGGCGGCGGGGATCGTCTCGGACGCGGTGAGGTGGACGAGGAAACCCTTGAAGACTTGATCGCTCATGTGGTCGCCCTTTCGAGGCCATGAATCCAGGATTCGACTGCCACCCAATCGACACACGGGCGGTTGAAGGCAGCGGGGTGGATCAACGGTGCCCCGCAGGCGGCATCATCCACATAGAGCTGGGCATATGCCTTCGGGCTGCTGGTCCAGGTCTGTTGTTCGGGGTTCTCATTCACTCCGAACAGAGGGATGCCCCGTTCTGCGAACCACGTAACGGCATCCCCCAAGGGCTGCCCGCTCCGCATCGTCCACAGGATCAGCTTGTGGCCGCGTTCGTGCAGAGACTTCAACACGGATACAGCGTTCGGTGCATCGGCCCCGACTTTCGGGAAGCGGTGATCCACCACGGTCCCGTCGAAGTCCACAGCGATAATCACGCCATCACCTTGAGCTGCCAGAGGAACTTCTCCAGGTCCTCCAGGGCCTCGTCGATCATCGACTGCGTGGTGGCTCCTTCCTTCGCGCGAGCAGCCTTGCAGTCATCGACGAGCGAGACGAGCGTGGCGCTCACGTCATGGATCTGGTCGCCCTTGACTAGCAGATCCGAGTCGAAGACGAAGGCCTCGACCTTCTCCTCCTCGGCGCGGGCGCGCTCTGCGAAGCGATCGAACCAGCCTTCCATCGACTCGTACACGTCCTTGTAGAAGGCGTGCAGGCCGACGAAGTGGACCGACTTCACGCGGATGTGCGCGAGGCGCGCGGTGATGGCTGCATTCAAGAAGCCGTGGGAGAGGTCTTCGCAAGGCATGGCTGGGACTCCTGGTGTTGGCGGATGAGGCGGCGCGCTAGGGAGAGGGAGTTCTTCATTGCTCGTCGGTCACTGGCGGACCCCGAGCATGCCATCTGCGCACCGCAGGGATGGCGGAAGATTGGGTGGGTTTTCCAGCGGACAAGCACGTAGCCTAGTCCCTGGAGCTGAGATATTAACTCGCGGTCACGCAGATGGGGCATTGGGTTCCTCGGGTGGTTCGATGTCGATGAAGGCTTCCGGGGGATCAGACCCACGCCCGAGCTGCATGGAATCCACCACGTCATCGTGGAGGCGAGTGCCGAAGGTCAGCGCGTTGGCACCGTTCCACGGCTCAAGCCGCTGCATGCCAGGCCGGCGATGCACGCTCTGGCGCGCGTTGCGGTTCGCTTCGTCGAGCGTGCGCTGGAGCTGGCGCTGGAGTTCCACATCTGCGGGCGGGATCACGGTGCCAGCCACCTCGCGGCGCGGGTAGCGGCGCTCGACTTCCTCGCGCGAGAGAGGCTGGATGCCGAGCAGTCCCGGCGGGAGGGCCTGGGAGTTGTTGTCCTGCATGAGCTGGCGCTCAAGGGCGCGACGGTATTCGCGCTCGACGAGCTCCATGTCCTGCTCCATGCGCTGACGAAGCTGGTCCTGTGCCTGGTTGTTGTGGAGCATCTGCTGGGCAGCCGCGTTCATCTGCGCGAACCCGGCGCCAGCCGCACCACCTACAGTCCCCGCCACGACGCGACCCATGGAGTTCATCATGCGCAGGTGTCCGTCTGCCACGGACTCGTCCAGCACGACGCTGTTCATCAGCTCGTCCATGATGGTCTGGTTGTAGCTGCGGCCCCGTAGCTCCATCGGGCGCGGATCAGGGGTAGACTCCCGGCCACGGATGGCGGGGGTCGGCTGCGGCTCTGGTGGGCGCATGGCATCGTCGGGCAGCGAGACGGATGGCGTCTCGCCCCAGCGTAGTGCCGCGCGTATTGCGTCCATCTGTGCGAAGCGGTCGCGGGGATCGCGTGGCATTAGAACTCCGACAGGTATTGGAGGAGGGGCTTCCAATCACCGGGATGGTGACGGTGGAAGAATAGCATGGCCTCGCACTCGCGAAGGTCTTTCTTCGGCTGCTTGCAGTCGGCAATCAGGTGTCGGACCTTCTCGGGGTGGCCCTTGGTCCAGACGTTCGATGGGGCGACCAGGAACTCAATCCGGCGCAGCGAGCAATCGGAGGCGAGGAGCGCGGCCCAGGCGGTGTTCCAGATCGCCCACTTGGCGAGCATGGTCATCGCCGCCTGCCCGTCCGCGCCCCGGTTGAAGCTCACCGGGGACGCGATCTCGAACAGGATGATGCTCGGCGGCATCACCGCCTTGCAGGCATGGACAACCTCGACCGGATCTGCGGCACGACCACTCCAGCCGGTGTCGGTGACACCGTAGGAGGTCCGCAGATCACAGTCGAGCGCCAGGATCATGTGTGTTCAGCTTCCAGCTTGTTCCGCACCGGGCGCAGGATGCTGCCGAAGATCCATGCTGAGTACCGCTGGTTGGAGAACCAGCGGTCGATCAGCTTGTGGCAGCGCCGACCCTTTATGGTCCCGGCCGCGCGCTGCATGCCCATGAGGAGCTGACCGACGTAGCTCATTCGGCAGGGAACTTCTCAGCCGCGTAGGCCTTGGCCTTCGCGTCGATGGCGGCGGGCATCGGGGGCAGCACGTCCTCGCGCCGGGTCATCACGAACAGGGCGCATCGGCAGAGGAACTCGCTCCGCTCAATGCCCAGCTTGCGACAGGTCTTGTCGAGCGGTTCGAGGAACTCGCTGTCGAGCGAGACGTTGATGTGGGCTTTCATTGAACGAGTCCTTCGTGGGTTGGGGATGGAGCTGGGGTTGACCAGGCCCACTGTTTGCGGTCAAGACACTCGACGATGGCAAGCGCGACCGCTGCAGTCTGCACAGCTTCGAGGCGCAACTGCCCCAGGCTGCCCTTACCGAACTTTGCTTCAAGGGCAGCCTGGCACGTTTCGCCATACTCCTCCCCAAGAATGGTCAGATACAGAAAGGGGTCGTGGTTCTGCACCCCCCACTTGGCATCCTGGCGCTTGCGCTCGGCCAGAACATCTCGAAGGGCCGTAAAATCTGAGTCCTGGCTCATTGAACGAGTCCTTGGAAGTTCATGGTGGGAGCATCGTGGCTGATTCCAGCCATCGTGCCCGGGGGCGGGATGATCCGGTTCTTGCAGGCTGTCTTGTATGGGCACCACTCGTCCGAGCAATGATCCCCGGGGTTCGGGACAGCGAACTTGAACAGGTTGGGCGAGCGCAGGTACTTGAGATAGTTCATCACATGGACGACGAACTCCTCCATCGGCTCCGTGGTGAAGTCCACGTTCACGGGCAGAACCCAATCGCTGCGGCTCGACACGTAGAGGACGATGCCCTTCGTCGGATAGACCCCCGTCTTGAGGCCAACCATCTGCCGGTAGCCGATGAGCTGGATCAGGTGCGCGGGCTTGACCTTGTTGCCTGGGGGCGGGCGCCCGGTGGTCTTGAGGTCGATGATCTGCTTGTAGCAGGGGGAGAGGAAGTCGATGTGGCCTTGGAGGTAGCGGCCCCACTCCCACTCGGACTCGGCCAGCCAGGGTCGGCCGTCCGGGGTCGCGGGCATGTGGCGGGCGGCGAGCGTGGCGCAGGTGCGGATCTGCGCATCGCATTCCTCCGCGCTGCCGTTCCACATGCGGGCAGCATTGGTGCGCTGCTCGGGTTCGGGGGCATAGTCCGCCGGTGGGCCGGGGAACTGGCACCGCAGCCCATCCTGGAGATGGAAGTGGGTGCAGGTTCCGAAGTCAGCCTGCGGGCTGGACCGCCTGTTCGCCTCCACCTCGGCTGCCGCCTCGGCTTCCAGCTCCATCAGTCCTTCGGCCAGCGCGCGGTCAAAGGCCGCGCGGTATCCGCAGGAGAAGTAGTATCCGAGAGACGAGGCGCGGCAGCGCCAGCGGGGGCGAACAGGCATTGGATCAGGCCCGGTTCTTGGTGATCTTCGGGGCCTTGCGGGCGACACGCACCTTGCGCTTCGCAGGCTTGGCCTTGCGGATGGCAGACTTGATGACGCCGAGCGCCATGACAGCCGCGATCAGCTTCATTCCAGCCTGGACTTTGGTGAGGCCGCGCTTGACGGCCTTGGTGTCTCGGAGTGAGAGGACGGTGAAATCGGACATGGTAGATGTCTCCTACCGTTGAACCCCACCGTGGTAAACCACGGTGGGGGACGGAATCCTATGATGGGCTTTTTGCATTACCCACCGGCCAGCCACGTCGCTCGCGCTATGTGCTGGTCTAACCGGAGATCGACCGGCTCTACTGCTGAACCCCACCGTGGTAAACCACGGTGGGGGAGCAGGACAGTTGCAGGGATGTCGCCAGAGAATCAGCCGATCGACTTGGCCTTCGTCAGACGCTCCAGGATGGAGGCGTTGAGCGGACGGTCCTCGCCCATGATCCATTCCTTGAGCAAGGCCTGGACATCGGGCGCATCGGCCAGCTTGGTGCGCCACTGGACGTAGGCATCCCACCAGGACTTGCCGCTGTCGTTCATCACGGCAGCGAGGTCGAGGGTGTGGATGCTGACCTGATTCGGGCCGATCGTCTCCTGGTTGGTGACGCTGCGGATCGAACAGGGGAACTGCGTCAGCGACCCGGTGCGCGGATCGACGTGCCGCTTGAGGTTGTCCTGGCTGCGCTTCCACGAGGAGTAGTGGCTGCACGTCTGGACCACGATCACGTCATCCACCGAGGGCAGATAGACGAGGAGCTGGAGCGCCGGCCGGATGTGGCCGACACCGCTCGCGGCGAAGTTCCAGAGGGGCTTGTTCACGCCCTTGGTGTACTGGTACTTCTGGCAAGCCTCGGCCAGCAGGCGGCTGGCATCAGCGTTCATGCACGGCACGACCGCCGACCAGCACGGCTTGTCCGAGCCTTCGGGGGACTGCCCGCCTTGGGCCTGACGCTCCTGGTAGGAGATGGGCCACGCCGTCACCTCGTTGCGGTAGGCCAGGAACACGCCTTCCACGGGCTTGCGCCCCTGGGGCAGCATGTCCGCGATCTCCTGCGGGGTGCCAGACAGCGGGACGAACGAGCCACCCGCGTTCCCACCGGCGACGGTGAGGATCGGGAAGGCGGGACCGCCACCCTGATCGTGGACATCGCAGACGGCCATCAGGCCGGCGCTCATGTTCACGTCGTTACCGAACAGGGTCATCATCGTGTTGGTGGGCTGGGCCAGGGCGACGGCCGTCTCGACGGTCGGGACGTGGACCTTCGCTTCGGCCGGGACCAGCACCGGGGAGGCGGCGACGGGGGCGGGGGCGGGGGTTGCGGCGACCGGAGCGGCAGCCACAGGGGCGGCAGCGGCGGGAGCCTGGGTGGTGGGGGCGGCAGCGGCGGTGCTGGCAGCCTTGAGACGGGAGAAAGCCATGGGCTTTACCTTGGTCTAGTGGACCCTACACGGCGGGTCCTGGGTCTATTGTCTAGGCACATCCGTGTCTGCGCCTACAGAGATATATGAGCGTGTGCAGGTGTCAACGGGCGACTACGATGCGCTCCGTAACCAGCTTGGCACCAGGGACAAGCGAGCCGCTCTTGAGGTCAGCCAGCGCCAGCTCGGCGTTGAAGACCTTGTACTTGTCGGGGATGAGCGCGAAGTCCACCACCTCGGCGTGCTGCCGGATCTGCGTCGGGACCGGAGCAGCGTCCGGGATCACGACGCTGGTCACGATCCGGGGCGTCTGCCCGGTGTCGGCAGCTTCCAGACGGGCCACCTGCTCCAGCCGGGCCTGATCGGCTGCGGCGATGAGCCGCTGGCGCTCGACGTTCATGGCGTAGTCAGCCATCAGCCGCTTCACGTCCGTCACGCCCTTGTCCACGACGGTCAGCAGTTTCTTCGCCTCGTTGTCGATCACCTTGCAGGCGGTGAGGAACGGGGCCTTCACCTCGACCCGGTGCTTGTCGATGGCCTTGGCGAGTCCGGCCAGTTCGAGCAGAACTTCGCGGGTTTCACCGAGGTTTTCAGCAGTTATCGCGGGCAGGGTGCTGACCAGCCGTGGCACGGCCACCACCATGTCCGCGAGATCCTGCGGGACGGTTACGCTTGAAGGGCATTCGGTAGCAAGGATGAGATCGTTGGGCATGTAGCCTCCATGGTTGCGCGCTTGATGTCGTTCCACTCGACGCATTGGGCGTCGAAATCCTCGGCTGCGCGGAGCTTGGTGAGGACGGTGGTCTGGAACTTGTTGGCTGCGAGGTCGATGTGGTGGCACGTCTCGGTCTGGCCGCGACGGCAGGTGCGGGCGAGCATCTGTGCGTAGTCGGAGCCGGACCAGTTCGTGTCGAGCGTCACGGAGACGCACGCCTTGAACAGATCCATGCTGATACCAGCGGCATGCTCTTGGCCGAGGAAGACCTGGACCTCACCGGATTGGAACTTGCGCTTGGCCTCGGCGCGATCTGCCCCGGTCACGCTGCCATCCACGCGGACGTAGGTGTAGCCGGCTGCCTTCATGCGCTGCTCGGCCATGTCCAGCGACTCGACGTAGCCGGCGAAGATCACCAGCGACTCGCCGCCGGGCGGGTCCATCTCGGACATGAGGTAGTCGAGCTTCTCCTCGACGCCCAGGCGGGCGAGCGCGTGGGCCACCATCGCAGCCTGCGGGATCTCGCCAGTGGCGGCGATGTGCTGGCGGCAGAAGTCGGCAGCGATCTTGTCCAGGGAGATGGAGCAGTCGCCCACCTCGACGGTGTGGATGTGCTGCTCGGGCAGGTTCAGCTCGCGGCGCACGATCTCGCTGCGCTTGGTCATCACGATGGTGTAGCGACTGATGAACTCGAAGAACAGTTCCTTGGCAGGGCCGACCGGCCGGGCCAGGTTGGTGACAGTGCGCGATCCAAGCTGTTTCTTGACGAGGCAGCGGAGGTACTCACCGCAGCGCCACTTGTTGCCGAACCAGGCTGCGCCGGGGATGGCGAGGTCGAGGATCGACAGCGACTTGTGGATGCCCCCATGGTTCATCGTGCCAGTCAGCACCAGCCCGCAGTCGAAGCCCGCGCGGACGGTGTGGGCTGACTCGGTGCGGCGGGCCTTCGTCTCCCCCAGCAGATGCACTTCGTCGAACACGATCACACCGCCGAGGCGCGAAGCGCCGACCGCCTTGTGCAGCGAGTCCATGCTGATGAGGTTGACCTCGGTGTAGACGGTGCGCAGGATGCCGAGGTAGGGCTGCCATGCGCTGTAGGCGTTGACCGGGCAGACGATCCAGCAGCGTGCGGTCTGGATGCCCGTGGTCTTCGCCAGGGCCAGCAGCGTGGCGACGGTGGTCAGCGTCTTGCCCAGGCCACAGCCCAGGTTGAGGACCGCGCCGAAGCGCGGGGTGTGGGCGATGGTGAACCGCTGGTACTCGGAGAGGACCATGCCATCGACATCCAGCGGGACATCTGCCATGTCGATGTAGTTCAGCTCGGGCGAGGCGATGCAATGCGCCCAATCACGGACGCGCGCCTCCATGAGCTGCTCCTCATCGACGAGGTAGCGAATCAGCACCGCCTCCACCTGTGCCGGGGTGAGCTGGCGGGCGATCCCGCCTAGCGCAGCCCCCAGCATCCCCAGGTACGCCAACGCCGAGACGGCAGCGCAGAGGGTTCGATCCGCAGAGGAGATGGCCTGCCAACCGGAGTTCGGCAGGAACGGGATCTGATAGGTGAAGGCGGGGACCATGTTAGGTCAGCTTTCGGATTGCATCCTGGAGGCCCCGGCGGGCGGACTCCAGCTTGATGATGGTGTGGGACAGGTCCGCGTGCTGGGGCAGACCGTGGAGGCGTTCGACCTCGACGGTCAGCCGATCCAGCATGTCGCGGATGGAGTCGATGTGGTGGGGCTTGAAGTCGCTCACGGCGTTTCTCCCTTGAAGCGTTTGACCGCTGCCTCGGAGCGGGGGCAGGACTTGGGGGTTCGCCCGCCACTCACGCTGTCGTGCGTGAGAAGGCAGCGGCACTCGAAATACTCCTCGTCGGCCTCGGAGTCCACATGGCGCTCGACCTTGTGGTGCTGGCAGGGGTAGCAGGAGAACTGGATAGAAGGTCCGTCTTGCATCACTGCACCGAGATGTTGATGCTGGGGTAGCCTGCCTTGTTGGTCCCGGCGCAGATGCACTCGTACTCCGCACCATTGGCGAGGACGAAGGCGACAGCGCCGCTGGATTCCTTCGGCACGTAGCCGATGTGCGCGTCCACGCTGAAAATCTTGATCGCGTAGGGATCGAACTGGTTGGTGGGTTCCGGCTCCAGCCGCAGCTTGGCGCCGGGCTGCAACCCGAGAGCTACGGATCGCTCGGCTGGGGTGCGGAATGAGATGCCAGCGACGGTGGCGCCTCGGATGAATGGGGTGAGGGGCATGGGGGTGTCTCCTGGGTGGATTGTTTGATGCAGGCGGGGCAGCCATGGGCCACGCCGTCTGCGAGCGTGGACCAGTTGGGTTCGTGGTTGTGGCCGCGCTGGAACTGGCCCATGTAGTAGAGGACCTCACCATCGAAGTCGAAGGCGTCCTCGGCAGCTTGGCATTCCAGGTGCAGCTTGCTGCGCCACGCCTCGCCTTCGCAGACGATGAACGTGGTCGCATACTTCTCACCAGGGCGGATGATGCAGCCGCACCAGTTGCATCGGTGGTTCTTGCGGGCCTTGCGGATGTTCGGTTCGCTACGGTGGTTCATGGTAGCGCGCTCAAGACCAAGTGGGTGACATCATCGACGGTGTAAGTGGTGGTCCGCATGTCGTCATACCCTGGATACAGAGCGCGAAGCTCGTTGGCCCGCTTCTCAGTCCAGAAGCCAACATGGCCGCGCCGCAGATTCTCAGCAATGTCGAGCAACCTCTGCTGGTCGCCTGACAGGTACAGGACCTCGCACACATCGCAGATGTTGGTAGGCCCGTTGTCGGGACAATCATATGTCTCAGTCCAGCGGACATGCAGCGCGAACAGGGGATTCATGGTAGGGCCTCCAAGAGTTCGGGGTGATCGACCAGCGCATCCCACCAAGCCTTCGACTTGGGATAGATGAGCTTGCCACGCTCGTCGGTGCCGGTGGGCGGGAGCAAGGTCCCCATGTCCACCTCGTACATCGACCGGCTGACGTTGACCTCAGTCGGGTCAAGATAGACGGCCCAATCCCAGCCGATCTCGGTGCTGGCCTTGAGAAGATCGTCCTTTGCCTTCCTGACCGTGGACACATCGGCGGACACAGCGAGAAGTGTCTCGTCATGCACCGAGAGCTGGTACTCGTAGCCCTTTTCCCTGAGGTTGAGCTGGAGTTCGCACAGCGCATTGCGGGCAGCAGCCTGCACCAAGTTCTCAATCAGGATGTTCGGGGTCAGGGCGCGGTAGCCCTTGTTGCCCGTCATGCTGGTCAAGCCGACGCCGCCGAAGTCTCCGAAGGCGCGCACGTCGATGTCGCGCCACGTCACCGTGGGGCAGACCCACTTGCCGCAGCGAGCGCGGATGGTGCGACCCTCGAACGTGTCATCCCACAGCAGGTCCACGCGCTCGCGGCTCGGAGCCTGGGGCATGGAGTAGAGGCGGTCGAGCGAACGCTTGGCCTCGTCGATGTTCTGGCAGCGGTTGAGCGTCTCGCAGGCTGTGACCAGCCAGCGGGCGATGCGGCCGAACTCGGGGTGAATCTCATGGAACAGGGTGCGGGTGTGGTAGGCCACCGACGCGACTTCCCACGGGGCGTTGAGCTTCGCCATGGCCCCGCGCGTGGCACGGTCGCCGGGCGGACCCCAGCCCTGATCCTCGCAGACCTTGCGCAGATCCGCCAGCGAGACGCCGAAGGTTGGGTCAGCCAGCGCCATCAGCAGGGTGCTGATCCAGGTCTGGATGCCCATGCCGTAGCCAAGGCCCAGCACAGCCGCTTTGGCGACCTGTCGGGCGGGGTCGGCCTTTGTGACCACCCGGCCCGTCGCAGCCAGCCAGAAGGCAGCGTAGGGGTCGGCGCCGATGGTTGTCTCGAATAGGGAGCGAACGTGGGCTGACCCGCAGAGCAGGCCTTGGACCCGGTACTCGACGTTGGCGAAGTCACCTCGCACGAAGCAGGCCCAATCGGGCAGCCGGAAGATCGACCGGATCGCCTTCGCCAGCCGCTTGTCCCGCTTCGGCAGGTTGTGCAGGTTGATGCCCTTGCCGCCTGGCTGGGGGCTGGAGAAGCGGCCGGTGTGCGCCCTATGATACCCGAGTTCCACGTCAACCTCGGTGGACCCAGCGAAGGACGAGACGCGGCGCTGATGCGAGAGCGAGCGGTTGGCGCGCTCGGCAGCGCGCAGGATGGGGACCACGCCCTCGGCTGCGGTCGCCAGCTTGGTCGGATTCATTTTCTTGAAGCTGATGCTCTGCGTGTCGAAGCCGAACTCGGACAGCAGGAGCCGCTTCATCTCATGCGGCTTGACGCTCTTGACCTTGGTGCCGTCCATGCCGAAGGCCTTGGCGCCCTCCTCGCCCAGCAGCTCGACTGCCGTCTCGACCGACTCCTGCGCAGCGCGCACGAACTCGGTGTGCGCAGTCTCCAGCTTCTCGCTGTCGATCTCGAAGTACATCTCGCGGGCAGCGTTGCACAGCTCCGCAATCTGGATCTCTTTGGGGTGGAGGCGACGGAGCGCGCGCTGGTGGATGGCGCGGCAGATCCGAACGTCCTGGTTGCAGTAGGCAGCCAGCATCTCGGGCGACATGCCCATCACCTTGGTGCCATCGCCCAGCTTGGTCAGCCCGAGGTTCATCGTCCGGCACAGGTTGTCGATGCCGTAGCCACCGGGCTGGTTGGGCCAGGCACCGTAGGCCAGCTCCATGCTGCAATGCACATGCTTTGGTTGTGGGAGGTTCAGCTTGTGCCGCCACACGCGAACGTCGAACGCCGCGGTGTGGGCGACCACGGTCCAATCGTCAGACTCGGCCAGCGCCTTGAGGTCCTCGCGCACGCCATCATCGGAGAGCTGCTCGAATGTGAAGAACACTGGCTCATCATCGTTCATCGCGATCGACATGCCCAGCACGGCGGCTTGGGCTAGATACTGTCGCAACGTGAGTTTGCTGAGACTGACCAATCGCGTATAGGTCGTCTCGAAGTCGATGTATGCGTAGTTCATGCTACCCCTGCGGGGTGATGATGTGTGTCGGAGGCGCGATCTGTGCAAGGCTGACGCGGATCGCTCCACCGCAGTCAGCCATCCGCTTCATCGTCCAGCCCCGCTCGCCGCAGATGTCCGGCAGCAGCCAGGACGCGCCGACGTGGGGCAGCAGGCTCTTGAGGTCACGGGCGAAGGCCAGCGCCATCACCCGATCACCGACGTTGCGCGCACGCCCGCCGATGAAGTTCAGCAGGGTGGAGAGACTGTTGTTGGTGACGCCAGCCACCGTCAGCCGACCCTTGAGGATCGCAGTCGGAGACAGCCCGTGCCTGCCCTGGTCCGTGGATTCCTGCCGGGCTACCTGCACCAGCTCCTCAATGCGGGTCAGTCCGATCTCTGCGAAGATGGCATAGGCGCGGACATTCACGCTGTCGCCGTCCATCTGCATCGACAGCAGCCCGCTGGACTCAGCCTCGCGGGTGTGGGCGGTGATCGCACCACGCACCGCTTCCATGTAGGCATCTACCAGCTCGGTGGCGCCAGCGGTGCTGATGTTCTGGCGGTGTTCCAGGATGCGGATGGACAGGGCGCGGATGCCCTGGTAGCGCGAGCCTTCGTTGGTGGTGCCGAACTGGCCGGCGTTGATGTACTCGACCAAGTGCAGCTTCTCCATCGTGCCGAGCGCGGCGAGCCGCAGCTTGACGCTGGTCTTGCCCGTTTCGATCTCGTTGAGGATCTGCGTGTGGGCGCGCTGCGCGTTGGTGAATGTCTCCAGGAACACAGGCACGCAGCGGTTCACCAAGTCGGGCGGGACGTAGAAGACCTTGGTGTTCGCGATCAGCGGGAACTTGAGCGCGATGGGGAAGGAGCCGTTCTCGTAGGCCTTGCCCACGTTGATCTGCCCACCCACGAAAAGCGTCTGGAGATTGCGGTGGCAGAGGAGGTGCTGCGGTGCGGTGGGCATCACCCACTCGTCGATGTTCAGCGTCCCCATCCGTTCGATGTCACCAGCCAGCGCCCGCATGTCGGGGGCATTGGTCGAGAGTGGGATGCCCTGGGCGCGGCCGATGCCGGGAGCGAAGGCGTTGGCAACCACGTCGCCAGCGTAGGTCTTGCCCTGGTTAGTCGAGTCCTCGGGGTGCGGGTTGGCGGGCATGAACAGCATGAACGGGCGCTCACGCTGGAGAACCGGGCATTCCAGCCGCATCAGCCCAGCGCACATGCAGGCATCGAAGACAGCGGCGAAGGCACGCGGGTCCAGCCGGTATCGCTCGAAGCTGGTGTTGGGGAAGGCCTGGAGGAAGACATCAGCCGGGCTGGCGTTCATGTCGTAGACATCGGGCAGGCTGGCGCGGAACCGCTCAAGCGCGGCTGCGTCTTCCTCTCCAGGTGCCAGGTTCCAATCGTAGTTGATGATCTCGCTGGTCCCTCCCGGCACAGGCTCGACGCGCCCGTTCTCAGCGATCCAGACGTTCGACATGCGCGAGCCATGCTGCACGAATCCGTGCATTGCCTGCGGATCAGGGTGCAGCCGCGACCATGGCCCAGCCAGCACATAGCCAGGGATGTCGGAGAGCGGCTGTCGCTCCAGCAGCTCGGACAGCGGCAGAGCGAGGAGGATCGCGGTGGTCGCGGCGGTCAGCGGGTGGACCACCTTGCCGCGCGCTGGCGGCAGACCTAGGGGCAGCATCAGCGGCTCGGTCTGCCGGCGGGTGCAGATGTTGGTTCCCTTGGGCGCCTCGACGAACACCGGGCGTCCGCCGAAGACCACCACCAGCCCGAAGTGCCGCGAGTAGCGCAGGTGCTTGAGGACGTGCAGCAGCGAGACAATCTTGTGCCAATCGGAGATGTTCAGATCGTCCTTGGTCGTGAACTGGATACAGTGGCGCAGCTCGGCCCATCCAACCAAGCCAAGCGTCACGGGCCAGCCGCACATCTGGTGTGCCTCGCGCAGCGAGGTCTGCCATTCAGCTTCGGTTTCGTCGGGGCGCATGCCGCACATGGGGTAGGCATCGCAGAGGCGGGCGGCGAGCTTGGCGTGGTGCGGGAACCCAACCCCAGCGAACACACAGCGAAGACGCGCCCAATGAAAGTCAGCAGTACCAGGATCGTGAGTGGTGGAGACGATGTTCAGCGCGGGGAGGATGCGAGCGAGGCGCATGAACACGTCGAGCATCGTCTCGTCGGATGCGTTCGCGTTGTATTCACCGCTGGCTCGTCCGAAGGCCTGGTCGAGCGCGTCATGCTCCTCGACCGGCGCACAGAACTTCCGCTGGGCTTCATCGTCTGTGTAAATGGGAAGGAACAGGTTGTTAGCCCGGTTGGCGATTTCGCGCGTGGCACCTACATTGATGTCGCTCGGCATGTTGGCTCCAAAGATCAGAAGGTGATTGGACAGGAGAGGCTACTCGCAGGGACCAGCCACGCCAGCCCCTGCGAGTAGTACGGGTTCAGAGAAACCTACGATTTCGTTTCGACCTTGCTGGAGTTTGCTGGAGCTTGCTGCTTGTTGCCCTTGATTGACCGCAGCTCCCCGACCAGCATGTCCATCAGCCGCTCCAGGGTCGGAGCGGAGGTGGTCACGTCCTCGTCGGTGTTGCAGACGATGAAGGCATTGTCCGTCCGGCCGACGTAGCTGAACACGCTGTTGCGCTCGTTCCGTTCGATGATCCCCGAGAGACGGCGCATCACGTCGATGGTCTGCGCTGCTCCGATCTTGTTGACCATCAGGGAGATGGCAGCGAGGGTGCAGCTCGCGGACTTGCGATCTGGGAAGCTGCGCCAGAACATCGCCACCACCTTGTCGGTCTGCGGGTCAGGTGGTGGCTGGGGCATGGGCCCGCTCCTGTAAATTGCTGAGGACAATCTGCAAGCACCGGTCGTACTCGGCACCGAGAACGCGCTTGAGGCCCGCCTGCATCTTGATAGCCCGCACGAAGGCACTCTTCGCAGGCACCGTGTCTTCCGCGCCGATGCCAACATGGGCCTCAGGCCCCCACATCAGGGAGTAGAACTTCATGCTGGTGTCACTGACGGCCAACGCTGCCTGTTCAAGCATCACTGACCGGAAAACAGCCGCGGGGTCGATCCCACCACTGGCCAGCAGATTCGAGCCTCGCCGATAGGGGAACGCGAAGCTGCGCCCCTCGAACCTCACGACCACGATCCAGCAGCGCTGGCGCCCACCCCCGTTAAAGGTGGCCGTGAGTCGGTTCTCCACTGAACGGGTGAAGATGACATCGAACTTCACTTCGGGATTGAGATTGATGCGTTTCATGTTCAGTCCTTTCCCGCCTCAAGGCGGTCCTTCTCGACCTGGATCTCGAAGTCGCGGATTGCGGCCTCGTCTTCGCTGCCCTGGACCAGCTCACGCAGCTCGTCCATGGTGATGCAGAGGTCTTTGCACACCTCTTGGTCATCATTCTGGTTCCTGGCACGGGAGGCTGCCACCAGCGAGATGGCTGCGTCCTTGTGGCCGTCGCGCTTCGCAGGCTTGGCCTTCTGCGCTTTCTTGGCCCAGCGATCCTTGAACCCCAGGCGCGGGAACTCGACCAGATCATCCTGGCGCGAGACATAGACGATGCGCTTGTAGGAGCTGTTGCTGAACCAGCAGCCCATGTCCCACACGCCTGCCTGCTCGTTGAGGATCAGCACGCGACCCCTACGGTTGAGGAACACAAGCTTGTTGTAGCCGCCGATGTAGCCGTCGATCAGGTGCAGCGTGGCTGCGTTGTCCATCCAGCCCTCGGGCAGTTTCTTGAGGACATCCTCGACGAACGTCGCGGTGTCGCTCAGCCCGTCAGCTTCGCGTGCCTTGATCGACAGGATGCCGTTGTGGACGGTGGCAAGCTCGCCCTGCTCAATCCAGAACGGGTGGGTGTTGCCTTCTGTCTTCCCACCGTGGGTGCCGATGCGGAAGTGGGCGACGGTGACAGCGTGCGCCGGGACCATAGACCACGCCTGCATGAACTTCTCGAAGGTCATCAACCCCTTCCAGACCACAATCTTGTTCTGGTAGGAGAACATGATGCCGGCGCCATCCTTGTTGGAGGTCCAGCAGTTGTAGAGCGTCTCGCGCGTGATGGTGGACTTGTCCACCTTGTCAGGCTTGTAGAGTATAATGCACATGTGTGTTCACGCTTTCACTGTGGAGCGCAACAGGGTTGCGATCAGGTTGGGGTATGCGGCAGCGTTCGTTTCCACCCAATCGCGGAAATCTCGCGGGGACATGGCGAAGCCAGACACCGAAGCATCGTGGGTGGTCAACAACAGGTTCGACCGTTTGGCATAATGCAGCAGCGCATGCATGCATTCCAGGTTGGCGAAGAATCCAGCCTCGGCCAGCGTGCCACGGAAGATGCGGAACTCGATCGTGTTGGTCGTCACGTTTATCGCGCTGTACTTGCTTGGGCTGGGGCCACCACCAGCGTCGAGTACACGGAAGAGCCGTGGATCGACCTGTCGCGGGCTGGCCCATTGCATCAGGTCCGCCTCTTTACGCCGCGACAGCTCCAAGATGAAGGTCGGGTTGTCGTAGACGAACTTCATCAGCGTGCGCAGCGGGCCATGGAGCCACGGAGCCTTCGTCACATGAACGTGCATGCCTGTGGTGTCGGTGTCGAAGGACTTGTGTCCCGTGGAACGTGCGAGCGACAGGATCTCCTGCCACTTGGCTCGACCACCGTGGTCGCGCAGCCACTCCCAGGTGAAGGGATGGCTCACATACTCGACACCATGCACCAGCGAGCCATCTTCCTTCGCATACAGGAAATCCGGTGCCACATCGCATATCGCGAGGGCCTTCTCGCCCTTGCGGACGCCTCGTGACAGCTCAGTCTCCAGCTCGACCCCCATGCACCACGCCCCTGGCGGCAGAGACGCGGCTGTCCCCGTTGCCGAGAGGTGGAAGCGCGTCGGCGGCTTGTGGCTGTGCGACTTGATGAAGCGATCCGCGATGCACCCGGGGCAGCATCCGTTGCGCACCGTCCCTCGCGGAACCGCACGATCACAGGATGGGCAGGTGGTCATGCGCGCTTCATAGCAGGTGCGACAGTACAGCCCTTCCCCCTCACCAGTGACCGTCTGCATGTGGTACCACAGGAAGCTGCCGTGGCAGCCAGGACATTCACGTGCATCGAACTCGACGCAGACCGGGCAGAGCATGGCCCCACCGTGCATCGTCAGCACCCCAGGGTCACAGGAAACTGCACAGCCTGTGCAGGTCGGCAGGGGCAGACCCCCGGGGTCCTTCTGCGAGACACACAGCTCATCCCCCACCCGGTTGAGGTAGGGGGTGCCAAGGGCGCCGGCTGTGGGGTCACGGAGGCTGCCTTCACGGACAGGGAACATGAACGTGGACCCCTGACGCGACCAGGAGCGGCCAGTCGAGGCCGCTTTGGAGAGGGCCTGGCGCACCAGCGCATGGTTGATCGGCGTGGGCGGCTCCAGGACACGCTTGGGCTTGTTGGCCCTGCTGTTGTCCATCACCACCTTGGCGAGCTGGAGAGCGAGTTCCGTCTGCGCAGCCGGGGGCATCGCGTCGATGACCGCCACGTTGGCAGGAGAGAACTCGTAGCCCGCAGGCTCGTGGATGGTTGGAGTCCGTGTCGCTGCGGCGGCACGCTCCATCAGACGGCGCCACACAGCGCGCCTGTCTTGTATTCCGGGCTGGTCGGGGGGCATATCTACTCTCCTGGTGCCGGGGATGCGGGACTTCTCTATCGCTTCGCTCTCGCCCATTGCTGGGCACATTCTGCGCCGGTCGTCCGTGAGGGGCCGGATCTATAGAGTCGCGCCGTTTCGGTCACGCAATGAACCCTGGATCAGTGATCCAGGGTTCTTGCGGAATCGGAACTAGGTCCTACCGCTCCGTGTCACCGGGAGCGGGAGGAACAGCAGCCTCAGACGGAGGGCCAGCAACCCCCATGTCCAAGGCGGTGGCGGTGGGATCTGCGGGACAAAAGCTCGCCGGCTTGTTCAGCCGGACCCCATCGCGATTGCGGGTGATGGCGGCATCGACCGCTTCGCCCAGGGTGGCGTGTTCCTTGCGATCCACAGTCATGTGGTTCGCGTAGACCGAGGTGAAGAACCGCTGCGTGGTGTCAGCCTGCACGAAGCGTTCGATCAGGATGACGGGGCCTTTGACGACCTCCGTTTCCAGATCACGACGGGTGGGGTAAAGGAGAATGGACATGGATGCCTCCGTATGTGTACGTGTGGATAGAACAGATACTTTCCCGTTGCTTTCTTCGGAAAAGTAGCCCTGCTGTTCTACAGAACAGCAGGGCGTGACAGCCACGTTCGATCAGGCCTCGGCCAGCGTCTCGGCCGGGGCCGGCTTGGGCAGCAGGCCCATCGCAGCCAGCAGCTTGTCCCCCCCGCCCGCATCCTTGCCCGCCTGGATGTCGCGCAGGCGACGATCGAACGCTTCGATCTCCTCGCGGGTGGCGAAGCGCCAGTGGCCGGGGGCGCGGGTCATGTCGTCGCCCTTCTCAAGCTGGCCGCCCGTGACCCGGAGGAAGTAGCTGCCGCCGAAGTTGATGCACGGCTCGTTCAGCGTGTAGGCATGCGAGTTCGGATTGCCCAGCGGCACGATGATGTCGCCCACCTTCCACGGGTTCTCCAGGCGGCTCTCGTCGATGTCGGTCAGTCCCGCCAGGACCTTGGCCTTGTCCTCGGCGGACACGTCGAGGATCTCGGCCACGATGCTGATGATGCCCTTGCGGTGGCCGTCAGCGAAGTGGGCGTTCGCCATCGCGGCGGCGCGCTCCAGACGGCGCAGGTTGGTGCCTTCGGGGCTGGGGGCGACCACCACCGGCGCGGGGCGGGCCTCCAGGTTGGTGAGGGCCACGGCGATGAGCGCGGCGATGCGGGGGATGGTGATGCGGAAGGACATGATCTACTCCTGATCGGGGGTTGTGCCAGATGCTCGGGTTGAGCAGGGTTGTGGCGGGCCGATCGCATTCCCCCGAGCAGGCTCGGGGGAACACGAACAGTCAGCAATCCTTGGTGAGCGTGCGCTGGTCGAGCTTGGCCTTCTGCGCACGGCTGTGGTCGCCGGTCAGCGCAGGCTTTTTCTTGCGCCCTGGGGTGTTGTTGCGATCGGTGCCACGCGGCTTGCCGATGCCTTTCGTGTTGGGCTTGAAGCACTCGGGGTGCCTGTTGCGGAGGTTGGAGAGGTTGGGCATGTTCGGTCCTTTCGGTTATCAGCAGGCCAAGCGCAGGGCTTGGGAATAGGTCAAGCGTGGCAAGGCACGCTTGATTGCGGTGAGAGACTCAAGGCGTGCAACCTTCGGGGTGATGATCCCACGGTTGCGCGCCCTGCGAATCTTCCGCAGGGCTTTGATGTAGTTCATTTCGTCCTCCACGATCCATTTGGGTGGACACAGTGGCGGACACAGCTCACGGCTCGTTCCGTGAGTAAAGAGCCAGGATGCCAGACGCGACACCGATGCAGCCCATCACAGCTGCGGCATCGTCCTGGTGGAGCGCGAGCAGAAAGAGGGTGAGGACCATCGCGATGCAGGCGAGCGCAAGGCTCACCTCGTAGGTTGTTGGTTCTCGGTTCACCAGTGACCTCCTGCGCGGATGCGCTGCTTGCGCCTGACGCGGCGGTGTATGACGTTCTTGATGTGATCGCGGATGAACTCAGAGATGAGCAGGGCGTCGTTTGGCCCAAGCGAGAACGGGCGTTGCTCCAGAAGGTTCTGCTGCAACCTATCCCCGAGGAACGCCAGCTTCTGCAGCCGAATCTCTCGGTAGTTCATGCTTTCCCCTGGATGTTGTGTTCGAGGGCGACGATCTTGTCGATGATCTCTTGCACCGCGTCTGCATCGGCATCCACGGTATTTGCCCGGTAGTGGAGCTGGGTGTCGCGCAATTGGGACTCGATCTGGCAGAGGTCACGGAGGACCCCATGCTTCACATGCTCGATGAAGGGGGCGCTCATGGCTTGGTCCTGTCCGTGACGAACGTCAAGCCCATGTCCCGGCAGAAGTCGCGGGCATCATCGTGCCGGCACCACGGATCGCAGCCAGGAATGTTCGGGAAGCCGGCGAGAACTTTCTTGTCCTCGCGCCGCACCACAACGATGGAGTTGAGCAGTTGCATGATGGTGCAGTCGATCGGGCGGCGGGCCTTATAGGTTGGAAGGCTCACAGGTTCACCGCCTTGTGATCGCTCCAGGCGCGGTCGATATGTGTGGTCGCGCCAGCGAGGTCCTCAGAGATCCGCCGCAGTTCAGCGGAGAGGATCTGATCCGAGGTGTTGAAGGTGAGCGCAACGCTTGCGAGTAGGTTCTGTGTCTTCGCCAGGTTGTGCTTGGCGGCTTTAAGTCTTGGGGGTAGTGCCATGGTTGTGGCCCTCCTATAATGCGGCAACCCTGTATGCCCAGGTGTGGACATACAGGGTTGCCCTGTGTTTGCAAGGATGTGGAGTCTCAGTCTTCTGCGTCGTCTCCGGTAGAAGTCCCGTATCATCGGCGTATCATCGGCGCGTCACCGTGATCTTGAGCATGATGGGCTTGTCCGCGAGCATCTGCATCGCGATGTGCCGCAGGTGGGCAGGCAGATGCTCCCGGTCGAGCAGAACATGGAGGATGGTGAAGGAGCGGCTCATCAGCGGAACCCGATCAGCTCAGCCTCAAGGATCTTCGCGTCCTCGTAGGCTTCCTTGGCCTCTGCGAACAGATCCGGCCGCTGGTCCGGCGGGGCGTCGTTGTAGAGGGCGATCAGGCGATCCGCCTTGAGCTTGGCCTGCTCGACCTTCTCACGATCGCTGAGTGGGGTGAAGGTGAATCTTGGCATATGCGTGTCTCCATATGTACATATGGGTGGACACATAGGCGGACACACGTTGATGGCGAGTCAGAGTCCGAATGGCGGGATGATGTTCCCATCCCGGTAGATGCCTGGGCCGATCACCGGGGCCATATTGGCGATGTCGTCAGCCTGGGGCTGGCCGAACCACCTGTGGTTGCCCCAAGCCCGCCAGATGAGCGGGAAACAGACCTTGTAGATGTCCCACTGTTCCTTGGTCGGCAGGGGGACATCAGCATAGATCAGCACCCCTCGGAAGTTCTGTTCCAGGCCCTCAGGGGTGTAGTGCTTGAGGGACGCGCGCAGGTACTGCGGGCGCCGGCGCAGGTTCGGGGTGGTGTTTGTATAGCCCCACTTATCCGTTCCGGGGATCGGGCGGGTCAGCCAGCCGGTCTGATCCGCCATGTCGAGGACCTGGAGGATCGGTGTGGCCGAGCCGGGCTTGTAGTTGAGGTCAATAACGATGACGGGGGCAAAGCGCATGGGTATGGCTCTCCTGGGGGTGAGTGTGAGGTATGGCTAGCAGGGGCTAGAGGTCAAGGTCTAACCTCTCTAGTATGGTTAGGGCTGGGAATGGCTTTTCCGAAAGTCCTAGCAGATCAATATAACATATATTAACTATACATATAACATATTTATATTATATCTCATGTGTAAGTTAAAAGAGTATATCCATACCATATTAGGAGAGAGATTCAACAATCTAAGTCTTGACATATCAAGGACTTACATCGTGGCATGGATAAGAAACCAGGTTCATGTGAACCGTATGTGGAAAACTTGCGGAAAACTGACAACGGAAAACCCCCGCACCGGATCACGGTGCGGGGCTATTTAGAGGGACTGCAAACTAGGTCAGTCGAGAGCGCTGCGGCGGGCGCGGCGCCAGATCAGGGCATTGGCACGACTGAGCCAGGCATTTTCGGCTTCGCTCAACCGCTCGCCATGGTTGATCCGCTTGTAGAGGTAGCTGGCCCGGCGATAGATACTGTCCATGTTCGACTCCTGGTTGGGGTTGGACCATCCGCCCACCCTTGCGGGTGGGCGGCAGGTTCAGCCTCAGACCGGGGCGGGCAGCAGGGCTGGGATGACTTCGGCAGCAGGCTTGGCCTTGGCGACCATCAGCGCCACGATCGCGCCGACCGCTTCCGCCGGCAGACCCATGGCCTTGAGGAGCGCCGCGACCTGGCCGGGATCGGCCGTCAGCAGGGCGGCAGCGTGGCTTTCCAGCCGTTTGGGCGCCAGCTTGCCCTTGACGCTGGCGACCGCCGCGAAGGCGATGCCGGCCGCACGGTTGGCCGCATCGCAATCCCGTAGGGCCTGGAGCATGCCAAGCATGGCGAGTGCTTTCGCGCCGTCGCGATGCTCCTCACGCATCAGGACAGTCCGCGCTTTGACTTCCGGGGTCGCATCCTTGGCGAGTGTGATCGCCAGAGGGGTGCCGACTGTGCCAGTCTGGCCGGGCTTGATCCTGGGAAGGTCGAGACGCTGGCCGGGCGCGCTGGACAGTTCCAGAGTGCGAGCATGGACGGACAAGCCTTGTAGTTCATACTCGGCAGCCTTGATCGCTTCCAGGGGATCGGCCGTGTAGTCACGCAGGAAGGTGACTTCCGCTTTCGTAAAGGGCGTCGGCGTGCCGGCGGCGCGGCAGGCGCGGACACGCGCAGCCATGCCGATAACGGCAGCAGCATCGTGGACGGTGGCGGACAGGTCTTTGCCGATCAACCCGGACAGGGCTGGGGCAAGGGTACGGATGGCGGACATGGGAGCCTTTCGGGTTCCGGGTGAGTGTTCTAGCTATCCACCTATACCGGGAATGGACACTACGGGTGGACACAAGGCGAGGCGGGGTATGGATGCACATACATACAGGCGCACGCACGTGGGGTGGGGAGGGGTAGGTCCACTTTATCCGCCCGCGCACGGGGTAGGAGTCCCTACATGGGACCCCCAAAAGAAAACGTAGGGCAAAAATCGAAAGGTAGGTGTTCGTTCTGACCCTATAGTGGAAGGGCCGTCAGGCCCGCTTGTTCCCACGCTTCCACCACATAACCTCGCCTGTGCATGCCTCGCATCCCCGTTCGATATGCCCAGCGGCTCCCGTCGATCGCCCAAGAGATCAGGGGGATGCTGGATCTCTCGACCTACATCCGGCTCCTCCACGAAGCCGCGATCACCGGGCAGCTCCCGATCTACAACGTGCAGGGTCGCCCGACCGGTCAGTGGCAGCCGATCAATGCGGATCAGCGCATGGAGCTTATGCGGTTCTTCGTCAACAAGGTCATCCCCGACCCGCCTCGCGAAATCCACAACGTCAACACCACCCCGGAGCAGATCGCCCACGATCCAGCGTCGGTGGTCGAGATGTCCACGGCAGAACTCCTGCGGATCGTGAACGATGCCCCCACCTCTCCTCTCGACGCTTGATTTCACCACCACCTGGGAGGACTCTCTTGCTTCGATCTCCCGCGCCATTGCGCATCGTGAGGCGGTCCGTCGCGAACTGGCCCGCCGCGAGCTGGTCCACTTTACCAACTACTTTACGCGCGATTACCAAATCGGGTGGATTCACCGCGAAATCTGCGAGCTGCTCATGGCGTTCATTGAGGCGTGCGAGCGGAAGCTCGGGCCTCGGCTCATCATCCAGCTTCCGCCGCGCCATGGTAAATCACAGATTGTGTCGCGCTGCTTCCCTGCGTTCCTTCTTGGCAAGCACCCTGAGTGGGAGGTGGTCACAGCGACGTATGCGCAGGATCTCGCATCTGATCTCGGTCGCGACGTTCGATCCGTACTGAATCACGCGACCTACACCGACCTGTTCCCCTCGTCGATCATCCAGCCCGATAGCAACGCGATCGACTTCGTGAAGATGGCGCAGGGTGGCTCCTACCGCGCGGTGGGCGTCGGAGGTGGTCTGACCGGGATGGGCGCGCACGCGATGCTGATTGATGACCCGGTGAAGAACCGCGAGGACGCGGACTCCGAGCTGGTCCGGGAAACGACGTGGAAGTGGTATCAGACCGTCGCGCGCACGCGCCTCGCGCCAGGCGGCGGCATCTGCATCTGCCTCACGCGCTGGCACGAAGATGACCTCGCGGGCAAGCTCCTCCAGCAGCAGGAGGCCAACCCGGAAGCCTCGAAGTGGCACGTCTACAGCTTCCCGGCCATCGCCACCACCGACGAGAAGATGCGCCTCACCGGCGAGGCGCTGCACCCGGAACGCTGGCCTCTGCCGGAACTCCAGAAGCTCAAGGGTGACATGGACCCGCGCGAGTGGTCTGCGCTCTATCAGCAGAATCCCACGCCCCCAGAAGGTCTCGCGTTCAAGCGGGAGTGGTTCGCCTACGAGGTCCCACCCAAGGATCTCAACTGGTATGTCTCGACGGACTTCGCGATCGGTGAGAAGACCACCAACGACTTCACGGTGCTGTGGCCGTTCGGAGTTTCGGCAGACGGGACGATCTACTTTGACCACCCAATCCACGACCGCATGAACTCGATGGATATCGTCGAGAAGATCTGTGACATCCTCAAGGACAAGTCGCCGCGGCAGATGGCGATCGAGAACGTCCATATCTCGAAGTCGATCGGCCCGTACCTCCAGAAGCGTATGCGCGAGCGCGAATGCTACAGCACGGTTCTGTGGGACTATACGGCGAATCGTGACAAGCTCGCGCGCTCCTCCTCGCTGCGGGCACGCATGCAGCAGGGCAAGGTGCGCTTCCACCCAATGACGAAGAACCTGATCGAGGAGGAGTTCATCCCGTTCCCCGCTGGCCGGCATGATGACGCGGTGGACGCTGCGTCGGTCGGCATCCTGATGTTGAACGAGCTGATCACGCCCCAAGGCCCGCCGCCACCACCGAAGGACGGGCCGCCAGCGTGGAGCTACGAGTGGATGCAGGACCGGATCGCGAAGTCTTCCGGCGAATCCCGCAGCCACGTGCCCAAGCACCTCAACGGTCGACCGCGTGAAAAGAGGGAGAAACCCACATGGAAGTCGTGATCTACGCACGAGGGCCGCATCTGGAGAAGACGATGCGCCCCCATCTAGGCCCGACGATCGCCATCAACATGGCGCTCGATCGCGTGCCATGGGAAGTCGACTGGCTCAGCTCCGGAGACTCGCGCGCCTATGACCCCGGGGTGATCCTCGCTCGCCCAGCCCTTGGGTTCGTCGGCATGGACGACATCGTGGTGCGACGGGCACGTGCGTCTGGATGGACGGGGATCGCGAAGACCTGGAACGATCTCCCGGAGATGCGACGCATCGTCGGTGCGAGCTACTCGATCACCGCGGCCTACGCGCTCGCAGCGGCGCTCGGCGCCACGCGCATCACGGTCTACGGCGCTGACCGGGTCCTCGAAGGGAAAGAGGTGATCAAGGGGCGGTATGACCCGAGCCGCCGGGATGCTGAGGAGCGGGAGCATAAGGCGTTCGTCCTCAATACTGGGATCCCCGTGGAGCGCGTGCTATGGAAGCCCTGACGAATCCGCTCATCTCTCCCGTGGTGCAGATTGCCAACCGCCCGGGGTTGTTCGCCGTGGTCAGCCAGGACACCGCGCGCACCATCCGCGAGGGGTACATGAAGCTCTACCTGGTGAACGCCGGGGTGATGGTGGAGACCGCGAGCCGCGCGCGGAAGAACCTGATCCACTACGGGGAGTACAAGCTGGTGTTCTTCGCCCTCGACCAGAACGGGCGCCTCAACACAAGTCAGGCTTGACTTCGATCCCCACCACATCCGACTAGGGGTACAGGAACCAACCTATGACCTTCGTCGCCCCTCTCGCTTCTGCCCCCCGCGTCATTGCCCTCCCCTTCACGGGCGGAACCGGCGGGCGCAAGGCCACCACCACCTGTGACCTCGTCACCAAGCTCGGGGTCAGCCCCTTCGAGCCTGGCCAGTCAGTCCTGGCGCAGTCGGCTGGCGCCGCGGCCATCTACGGCGTCCCCGCCCCCTACGGCGACGAGGCCCGCCACCTCAAGTTCACCGTCTCTGCGACCGACATCACCGCCGCAGCGGACAAGGTCGGCCAGGTCGCGGACACCGGCGGCCGCGCCGACGCCAGCAAGGTCGTGACTGACCTGACCGTGAGCCTGGGCATCATCTCCACCGGCGAGCTGCCGATCGGCACCCTGCCCGAGGGTGCGACCACGATCCAGGCAGACGACATGCTGTCGGCCATCCTGCTGGTGAATGGTGTGCCCTACACCCGCCTGCTCGACGCCTCCAGCCCGGCCCCGGCTGCCGGGGAGTGGGCGGTCGACGCGGACGACGCTACCGTGCTGGTGATCGGTGCCGACTCGACCGACTACATCCCGGTCGGCGCGACCATCGAGATCCTCAAGCCCGACACCACCAAGATCGCCCTGCTCGCCAAGCCGGGCGCGGTGGCCGGCGCCGCGCTCGTCGCGAACATCCCCGAGGAACGGCTGCTCGGCATCCCGATCAGCACCACCGACACCGCCGGCCGCACCGGCAACCGGCTGTGCCGGGTCGACTTCATCGCGACCAACGTCGCCGCAGCCTCGCTGCTCGGCCTGTCGAAGTAAGCGACCCATCGCGAGGCCGCTCGGGGCTTGTCCCCGAGCGGCCTCGTGCCATTCTGCGATAGACCGGAGATCCCATGCAGACCAATCTCTTTCCCCGCGCGGAGATCCGCCAGATCGTCGTCGGGACCGGAGGCGGCAAGCTCCCGGCGGGCACGATCACCCCGGCAGCGACCCCGATGCTGCCGGCCCGCTTCGCCCAGGCCACGGTGTACAACGCCGCCGCCTACACCTACACCGACGCCGGCGGGGTCGCGATGCCGATCGCGGCCGGCGCCACCACGGTGTTCCCGGGCACCTTCGTTAAGGACCTCGTCTTCGCCGCGGGCACCTACAAGATCCGCTTCGATCTGGATGCGTGAGCCATGGGCGGCGCGCTCCCACCGACGGTGGCCTCGCTCATGGCCGAGAACACCATTCTCCGGGCCGAGAACTCCCGCCTGCGCGCAGAGAACGACGTGCTGCGTCCCCAGGTCAGCGATCTCCAGCACAAGCTGGCCGTAGCCCTGCACCACCAACCTCCGCCCAACGCTCCCACTAACCGGTTCCACAACGGGGGGTGACATGGAAGCCTCTGAATCCACCTCCGCAATCCGCCGCGCCATCCGCCTTTCCCCCGAGCGACGCATCCAGGTCAAGGTAGGGGTGTTGTGGACGGCGGGCACTTCCCTGGCCGCCTGCCTCGTCATCTGCACGGTCTACGTCGTGCGGATGGAGTCGAAGGTCGATCGAAGCCTGGAAGGGGTGCAGGAGATCAGCGAGCAGCTCAAGGTCATGCACCCACAGCACGCGATCATGTGGGACCACTTTAACCGCAGCGCCGCCGTCCGCCCTCCTGCCCCGATTGGCCCCTGATGGACCCTGCGCTGGCGAAGCTGCTGCACGACCTGATCCACGAGATGCGGGAGCTAGTCCAGCGCGTCGACGGGGTGATCTGCCACGTCACGTCCGTCGATGCTGACTATAGCCGGGTCAAAACCACGTTGGCCGAGCATGACCAGCGGCTCGCGCGGCTTGAGCGGCACCACGACTATGAGCCGCCGCCGATCGAGCCTGGCAGCGCCTTGTTCCCGGCGATTCGGGCGGAGACGCCACCATGAACATGAAGCCATCCCCCTTCACCCGGATCGAGTGGTTGATCATCGCCGCCATTGGCGTGATTCTGATCCTGCTGCTCGCTGGCTGCGGATCGACGACCACCCGCGAGAGCAGCACGGTCGAACGTGAGGATCTGGTCGCAGGCCCGATGGTGGTGGATACCCCCATTGGCCAATTCGTCATGCATCCGACCAAGGTCACCCGCTTCCGCACCGAGGACACCCGTGAGAACGCTGAGAAATCCTACCAATTCCCCGAGGTGCGCGAGATTGGCGGCGCTGTGCTTGGTGGCCTCACTGGTCCGCTGGCAGGTGGTGGATTCGTGGGCCTCATTTCTGCGGGACTGATGCTGCTGACCAAGCGCAAGAACGACGCCGAGAAGGCGGAGTTGGAGCGCCAGCGCACCGCCAACGCGCGCCAGCGTGATGAGCTGGCTGACGGGGTCGAGAGTGCCAAGGAGTACATGGACACCGATACCTGGGCCAAGGTGCGCAAGACGCTGGCCGACAACCAGTCTGACGACACGGTAGCGGCGGTCAAAGCTAGGGTCGGATAATGGGCCGGCTCCCGACGAACCCGCCGGCTCCCCTGTCCGGGGTGGCTTCGATGGGCATCTCGGATCGCCCGGCCCGGTCCGACCACACCCACGCTATCGACATCTCCGCTGTGGCCGCCGCAGTTGCGAAGCTGACACCCACGTCGACCCCAACAACGCCTACTCCAAGTGGAGACTCCGCTGGGCTGGTAGTCGAGCGCGCGCAGCGCATCGACGGGGACAAGACGCTTGACAACGCCAAGGTCAACCGCGTTGGTGATGACGCCGTCACCGGCACCCTGACGGTCGGCACCAGCAAGGCGCTGAACCAGGCGGGCACCGGGATCCGCGTCACTACCGCGGCAGCGGACGGCACGCTACGCGCGCAATCCCAGCTCACGTTCGATGGGACCACCCTCGACATCGACGCCCTCACCAGAACAAACACGGTGCAGGTTGACGACCAGGCGGGAGCGCTAACCCGGCTTGTCGCCGTGCAGCCCGACGGCACGCAAGAGGATATCCCCCGTATCACCTACGATGGGAAGACACTCACCATCGATGCGGACAACCTGGTGTCGCTCCGGCTCAAACAGCCGACGGGCGGAAGCTATGCGATCAACAACACTCGACGGCCGAACCCGGCCTACTACATGGGGTTCTTCGCATTCAACGCCGAGTGGAATGGCAGCGCGTGGTATCGGACGGTCGAGGGTGCGGGCATCGGTGGCGGGGTGGACTACCCCGGACTCCTCGGCTTCTCACCGACGGGCGGCTTCGGCATGGTGGTGGGAGCGGCGGGGGCCGATGGGACCCAAGTCCTCGCTTACGATTCTGTCTTCGAGTTCAATAGGAACGGAAATACCGTTGGCACTGACCCAGGTGGCACGGAGTTCATGCGCATCGGTGGGTCACTGCAGGCGGCGTCACTCCGGGCCATTGACCAGGCCGGGAGCGTTGTCCGACTGGTGTCAGTTGGCACCACGGGCAAACAGGCGGCCTTGGCGAACCCTGCCAGCTCCGGCAGCTATGGATCGGCGTCCGAGACGCTGACTGCTACGATCGACCTCCACGGTCGGGTGACGGCGATGGCCGACACCCCGATCCAGATTGCCGAGGCGCAGGTGACGGACCTGCCTGCGGACCTGTCGGATATCTTTGCCCGACTCGCTGCGCTGGAGTACGTGCTTCCGGATATCAGCGGGCTTAGCAACAGCGTGGGGACCGTCGAGAAGGGGACCACGGTCAACACGGTTCCGCTATCGTGGACCTTGAACAAGGTCATGACGACTGAATCAATCAGCGCGCCAGGCCCGGGGGCAATCACTCCGACGCTCACCGCCTACAGCGTAACTGGCCTATCGCTCACCAGTGACCAGTCGTTCACGGTCACCGTCGGTGATGGAACAAATACCGACGCCGCGACCACCTCGGTTCTATTCCGGAACAAGCGGCGGTGGGGGGTGTCCGCAACGGCGACAGCCGATGCCGCACTGATCGATGCTTTGGCTGGGTCCGAGTTCTCCACATCACGAGCGCAGACGCGCAGCATGACCGGGGCGGCTGAATACCTCTATTTCGCCTGGCCGTCGACCTTCGGGACGCCCAGCTTCACGGTGAACGGGCTTCCTGTGACCGGATGGGTGCAGACCGTCGTGAGCTACACGAACCCGAGCGGGTTCACTGAGAACTATGACGTTTGGCGCAGCCAATACGCGCAAACTGGCACCTTCACCGTGGTGGTATCATGACTTCGATCGCTGGCACCCAGGTCATCGCCCCGGTCGTTCCGCCTGACACGACCAGCACCCATCCGTCGCACGTGGCTGAGTACGGCGCCGGCGGCCACCGCTATGTGGCCGATGCTGCGGCGCTGGCTGCCATCCCGGCTGCGCGACTCGTGGAGGGCATGCTGGCCTACGTCGCTGCCGACATCGGTGACGGCGCGGGGATGACCTACCAACTGCAGGCAGACCTGTCGACCTGGGTGCTATTCGCCGGCGGCGGAGGAACGCCCGGCGCCGACGGGAAGACTGTCCTGAACGGGACGGCCGCCCCGGGAGCAGGAGATGGCGTCGACGGTGATTTCTGGATCGACACGGTCGCCTGGCAGATTTACGGACCCAAGGCGTCTGGGACCTGGCCTGCTGGGGTTGACCTGCAGGGGGCCGACGGCGCTGATGGAGCCACCGGGCCGACAGGTCCCGCCGGAGCGGATGGCGCCCCCGGTGCCCCGGGGGCTGACGGCGCGGATGGCGCCCCGGGTGCTGACGGCGCGGATGGCCATTCACCTGTCCTCACCTGGGGTGCCGGCGCCGACGCCGATCGCATCGCCGTGGACGGGGTTGTCGGTGGCCCACATCTTACTGGTCCCGCGGGGGCCGACGGCGCTGATGGCGCGGACGGTGCCCCCGGCGCAGCCGGAGCTGACGGCGCAGATGGCGCTGACGGTGTCGGGGTCCCTGCTGGTGGGACCACTGGGCAGGTTCTCGCGAAGATCGACGGCACTGACTACAATACCGAGTGGGTCGACCCAGGCGGGACCGGGGGCGGCGACATGCTCTCGGCCATGGTCAACACCCCGGTGGCGATCACTGGGAGAACTGTTCTCACCGCTGGCAGCATGGGGAAGTGGCACGACATCTCTGCCGCCGCGAACTACACCGTCACCCTCCCGCCCTTCGAGGACGTGATCGGAGAATCGATCGGGTTCCGCGTTCTTCCAGCCAAAGACCCGACGATTGCCACGTACATCGAGTCGTTCAGCCTCGGGCTGAAAGGCTCGGCATCGGGGGCAGGAAACATCGTCAGGGCGTTCGCAGAACTGTCCGACGGGGCTGTTCTTCTGGGCGGTGCTTTCACGACGTTCGATGGGGCCACCTCCTACGGGTTCACCAAGCGCACCACCAGCGGGGATCCTGACAGCTCGTTCGCCTCCAACATCGGGTCTGCCGCCGGATCAGGCCAGACCGTTTATGCCATCGCTGTGCAGGCTGACGGTAAGATCCTCGTCGGTGGAACTTTCACCACTTGGAATGGTGCTGCGGCAGTTCGCCTTGTCCGGTTGAACACTGACGGAACCCGCGACACGTCTTTCACGACGGCCATAGGGAGCAAGTACGGGTACACGGTTTATGCCGTTCTCGTCCGACCGTCGGACCAGAAGATATTCGTTGCCTATGGCACCAGCACGAACACCCGGGTTGACCTGCTCAACACCGATGGGTCCGACGACGCAACGTTCACCTCGTATGCCATCAACAACACCATCTACGCGCTTGGGATGGACAGCGCAGAATCGCTGTTTATCGGAGGCGCATTTACGACCGTCAACAGCGCGTCGTACCGCTACATCGCCAAGCTGCTTTCGACCGGCGGCGTTGACACTGGATTCGCCTCGACGACGAAGTGCGATGCGGCTGTCTATGGGATCAAGGTGCGGTCAGACGACAAGGTGTACATCGTCGGGCAGTTCACCACCTACACCAGCGCCCGGCCATGCTTCGCTTTGGTCAACGCAGACGGAACGATCAATAGCGCGCATGCGACTCTCGTCGGGTCGTTCACCCCGACGCCTCTGATCCTCTATGCGATTGACGAGCTTCCCGATGGTGACGTGGTCATTGTCGGATCCCCGGGGGTCTGGACTGCTGGGATCCCGAAGCGCGTAGCCTACCGGTTCGCGAGCGATGGAACGCCGGAGGTTCCGTGGACGGCTGCGATGGCCAGATTCAGTGATCTAGCCATCGGATATTCGGTTAAATACCATTCGTCTGGCAGCGTGCTGCTTGGCGTGGCGCCTAACTACGTGGGGCTTTCTTCGAGCAACTGCCTCCGAGTGCCGGTCGAGATGGACGGCGGCTTCATCTCCATCGGGCTGACCGCTGAGACATCGGTCGTCCTGCAGGCGACCGCCGGCGGGTGGAAGATCACGGCGCAGAATCTGACGACTCGGTGGTTCAGCGCTGGCACGACATACATCACGGGATCATCGTCAGCGCCGACCAAATATTCCAGCCCATATGATGACGTTGTGTACTGGCGCCGAGTCGGGGACTCGTGCGAAATGTCCATGCACTACAATCAGGGGTCTGCTGGCTCCGCGGGGTCTGGGGTCTACATGTTCCGCACCCCCGGATCGATGCTCATGGATGAAACATCCTACGGCGCCCCAGTCGGAGCGGGCCGCGTGAATGCCTTTGCTGCCATCGTCATGGCATATAATCCACTCTACCTCTATATGCGCTATTCCAACGTGGCCGCTGTCGGGTCCGCTGCGCAGCCCATGTCGGCAGCATTCGAGGCGTTCCTGTCCTGCACGGCCATCATTCGTGAGTGGAAGCAATGGTAACATACACCTACGATGCCACGA